AGCGCGCTTGTTCAATGTAGAGCTGGCTGGCATGGCCTACGCGACTATGCAGGCCATTCTAGAGCCCGGCGCGAAGGTGCCGCCTGCGGTCAAGTATCAGGCCGCACGCTACGTGCTGGAATCGGTAGGCCACCACAAGCAGGAAGCCGCGCAACCCTTGGACATGGACAAACCACTGGCGGACATGACCCTGGCTGAGCTGGGCCAATTCATCAAGCAGGGAGAGGAAACGCTCCAGAATATGCGGACAATTGAGCATAACCCCGAAGCCAACACGCAAGCGGCTACTGTGACACGCCTAGAAGTGGCGGATCTACTGGGCTAAGCGCTTCTATCCGTAGTCCATAGAGGACTATTGACGTTCAGTCGTGGTCCTTCTTGCGTGGAAAGGAGGGCCATGGACGGCGGACGGACCATCAAAGGCAGCCGACCCGACCCCCACCCCTCGACCCCGGCCCGACCCGACCCCGCCCCTCCCCCCATGTTCGCCCGTCGCGCGTGATTCACTACCGGCCACCAATACAAAAATCTGCGCAGCACAGATAACTGCGACAACCTGTCGTAATTTTTGGACTCACCGACCCGGCTCCCCGTGTGCTCCGGTGAATCGGACGAACGGCATTTGACACGCAGGAATGCGGGTTTCAGACCGATTTGCAGTAAGTACCTACGTAAATACTTAACGATTGCTACACTGACGGCATTCCAGATTTTGAGGTGCCGTGATGACCTTCGAACGCGTATTGCACCAGAGCACGCCGGTTCCGGTGCCCTACGTCCGCCGGTTCAATTTCACCGACTGGCAAGCCTCGCACCCGTCCGACCCCCCGCCCGGTACAGCACTGGATGCGGAATTTAATGCGGTGCAAACCAGCCTGACCGCCACGCAGAACCGACTGGCGCAGATCCAGAACGATGACGGCTCGCTGGCCAATGGTGCGGTCGGCCTCGATCAGCTGACGGCGGACATGTTGGCCACCGTGAGCGGCGGCTTTAACCCGCGCGGTGCGTGGCAAGCCAACACGGCGTATGCGATGGCGGACGCGGTGAACATGGACGGCATTCTTTGGGCGTGTGTACTCGACCACACCTCAACCGGCAACTTCGCGGCGGACCGTCTGGCCGGTGACTGGATGTTCATCGATCAGCCGATTGCGGCGCGCTCGGTCCCCTGCGACCCCATTGCCCCGGCACAAGTCAATAACGTGCAGCAAGCGCTCGATTACCTCGTCACTGAATTGCAGAACCTGAGCGCGCGCGTAACCGCCCTGGAGAATGCGCCATGAGCCGAGTGCCCAAGCCTTACGACCGCGTGCATGTGTTTGGTTCGGAATCATCCAACAACCCCAGCGCGCCGATTCAAGGCACCAACCTTGATGCGGAGTTCAATGCTGTCGAGGTCGCGCTCGATGAGACGCAAGCCCGACTGGCACAGATCCAGCGTGATGACGGACAGCTGGCCAATGATTCGGTGGGTTCCGATCAGCTCAATGACAGCGCCATTCTGGAAGTGGAAGACGCCGCCACCGACGCCGCGCAAGAGGTGATCGACGCCGGCCTGATTGAAATTGGCGCGATCAAGGACGAGGCACAAGTCGCGGCGGACGCCGCCGAGGCCAGCGCAGCGCAGGCGCAAGTCTGCGCAGATCAGAGCTGTGCGTGCGCAGCGGCCAGTGCCGACAGTGCCGAAGCGTCCGAAGATTCAGCGGAGGACAGCGCTGCCGAAGCCACGGACGCGGCCAACAGTGCGGACTTGGCCCGGTACTACTACGAGCAACTGGACGGTGCGCTGGCCTCACTGTCGCCGCAGACCATCACCGTCGTCACTGCCGCCAGTACCCCGACGATCAACTTGCCGGTGACGGTGAGTGATGAGGAATTCGTCGATGTGCATGTGGACGGGTTGCTGCTCGACCCCAGCAAATACGCCATTTCCGGCACCACGATCACCTTTACCCCCGCCATTGCCGCCGGCAAGACCGTCGTTATCAAGATCGCCGCCAGTACGCAAATCATGCCCGTGATAACCGATGACTGGGGCTGGGTTTATGAGTCCGTGGAGTTCGCGGAAGACTGGGGTTCTATCGCGTAGGAGCGTTGATATGTCAGGCAAGCAGGTCCAACGTCGTCGCGGTACAACCGCACAGCAAGCCGTGTTTGTGGGCGCATTTGCCGAGGTCACGGTGGATGTCGATAAATGGGTAGAAATCGTTCACGACGGCAGTACGCCCGGCGGTTTTCCGATGGCGTCCGCCCGTGATGTCGCGGCCACCAATGCCAACGTCACGGCGGCGCAGAACACCGCAAACACCGCGCTGGCGAATGCCGCGACGGCGGACGGCAAGGCCGTCGCGGCGCAGACAGCGGCGAACACTGCGCAGACCAAAGCCAACCAAGCGCAGACCGAAGTCGATGCACTGGAAACGGTGGTCGCCACCAACGATGCGCAGACCGTGAAGAAGGACAGCGACACGGGCGCGGCACGCATCAGCGCGGGCACCAGCGCGCAGCGCCCGGTGCTGCCGATTGAGGGCGATTTTCGTTACAACAAACAGCTGGCACGCTGGGAAGGGTTCACGGGTGTGTCCGGTTCGGGCGGACAGTGGGGCCAGATCGGCGGCGATGCCATGCCGTTGTTCTTCACCCACTGGTTCCCCAACCGGGCCGCGATTCCGGCGGGGTTTGTGGTGGCGGACGGGCAGCTGCTGAGCCGGGCGACGTACCCGGACGCAGCGGCGGGGATCGTTGCCGGGAATGTGCCAGCGTCCACGGATGCGAACTGGTTGGCCAGTCCGACATTGCGCGGCTACTACTCGCTGGGCGATGGCTCCAGCACGTTCCGCGTGCCGGACTACAACGGCAAGGCGGCGGGCTCGCTGGGCGCCGTGTTCATGCGCGGCGACGGCGCCAATTCGTCGGGCACCAACGGTGTGATTCGTGACAGCCAGAACCGCGTGCACACGCACACCCTGAACGACCCCGGCCACGTCCACACCCTGAACGACCCCGGCCACGCGCACTTAATCAATGACCCTGGCCACGGCCACAATTTCCTGCACAACATCGGTACGGCGGGCGCCTCGTTCCAGAACGACATCATTAACACCGCCGTGGCGGGCAACAGCGGACAAGTGTCGTGGGCCTCCAGCCTGATCGCGGCGGCCACCGGGATTGCGATTTATACGCACACGGCCGACATCACCATGGCTGCCAAAGTCACGGGCGCCACAATCGCCAACGACGGCGGCGCGGACAGTCACCCGATTGAAGCCACGGGTTGCTGGTGCGTGAAGCTGTTTGGTGGGGTGATTAACCCCGGCGCGGTGGACGCGGCGCAGCTGGCGAGCGACATGGCCAACCTGACGGCGGTGGTGCAGAACCAGTGCTACAAGAAAAACAACATTATCGGGCCAGTCGGCTTGGCCGCAGGCGTGCCCACCGGGGCGATTATTGAGCAAGGTTCTAATGCGAATGGCAGCTATATCAAAATGGCCAACGGGACGGTGTTCGCTTCTATCGCCAACATGCCGGCCACGTTTTCCAATCCGTCAAACATCGGTGTGGTCTGGAATTACCCGGTAGCCATTACCGTGCTGGGGTGCGTAGTGGGCAACTTTGTTGGCACGCTCGGTATCGGTAAAAACATCAATACCGTGGGCGCCTTCTCCCGCAGTACCACGCTTGCCAGCATTTCGGCGCTGAGTCAGGCCAATTTCGTCGCGGGTGATATCGCTAGCGTGTTCTTCGACGCCTTTTTAATGGGGAGGTGGGATTGATGCTTATTCATCTGAGTCCGCAATTTAGCAGCGAGCGCCTGTCCGTCGTCGTGACGGGCGAGGTCGTCACCCTCAACGGCGAGGACTTCGACTTTACCCCGCTGGAGCCGGGCGGCTCGCTGCCGCTGGAGGCGCTGAATTCGCCGTGGTTCGTCCGCGATGTGCAGCGCGACAGCACCGGGGAGCTGGTACTGACCCTGCTGTTTCCGCACGCCACGGACGCGCCGTATGACAGCCGCTTTCCGCAACCGATCAGCGTGACCGGCGACGGGCCGGTCAGCCTGCCGCCTGCCGAAGAGGTGCAGCCATGATTGACTGGAGCCAACAAGTCACCGCCGCCGCCAAGCAGGCGGACGCGGACCTGCAAGCGCGGGCCGAGGCCAAGGCCGAGCGTCAGGCGCAGGTGAACGCGATTCTGGTGACGACCGCCACCGGCAACACCTTCCAAGGCGACGAAATCAGTCAGGGCCGCATGGCTCGCGTGCTGTCCGCGTATGCCGAGGAACTGCCGGACGGCGAAGTGCAATGGGTACTGGCGGATAACAGCGTAGCCAGCGTGACCATGGCCGAGCTGGACGAGGCGCTGCGACTCGCGGTCGATGCGCAGAATGCAATCTGGATCATCTGAGGGTACGACCATGGCGATTGAACAACCCACTGTACTTTTGAAGGCTGTCACCACCGAGGACACTGCCGCAGGCGGCGTGCTGGTATTTCCACTGGGCGGCGGACTGACGGCGGCGGACCTGCTGGCCGGGCAGACCGTGTACCTCACCGTCTACAGCCGGGATTTCACCGGGCTGGCAACCACGATCAGCGACGTATCAGCGGACGTGACATGGCCGGCGGACGCGCCGTATCCGCTGCCGCCAGGTGAATACAACTGCGAGTTCCAGACCACGGCGCCGCAGGAGCTGCCAGAAGATGTCGGTCAGGCCGCTGCCGTGGCGCCGGTCGTGCTGGTGGCGCAAGCGGTCGATCCGGCGACGATTGATCTGCCGGGGCTGGCCACTGCGTACAACACCGCCGTCGCCGCGCATGACGAGCTGGCCACGCAGCTCAATGCACTGCTGGGCAGCCTGCAAGCGGCGAACCTGATGGCCCCGGCTGCTGTGGCCACTAAAGCCAAGACCCGCGCCAAGAAGTGAGCCATGGAGCCGGAGAGCATTGAGCTACTGCTCAAGCACTTGCAGCAGCAGGTGGATGATCTTCGGCTTCGCGCGGACGCCGCCACCCGCTTCGGCAATAAGCTGGTCGGCGGCATCATGGTGGTGGCGCTGATCGTCGGCGGCATGCAGTTCTTCGTGGCCCGCCAAGTCTCCCTGCTCGATTCGGTCCGCAGCGATCAGCGGACCGTCGTCGAGCGCCTGATTGTGCTGGAAGTGCGCAGCAAGTACGACCGCAACCCACACCCGGACGAGAAGGAAAAGCCCTGACTGCGACAGGCTGTGCTATTAAGTATCTACGTACATACTTAACGGACGGCGGACGGCATGGCGACCCCGGCACAGCTCAAGGCCGCACAGGCAGCGGCGGACCGCGAGGTTCAGGACTACGAGCGCAAGCTGTTCGCGGCGAAACGCCTGATGGTGTTGCGCAGCTGCCAAGACGATTTGCTCACCTATACCCAGCTGTCCATGCCGGACCCGCTGGACCCGGACAACCCGCTAGCCAGCCGCTACGACACCCACAAAATTCACCGTTTCCTCTGTGACAAGCTCATGGCTGTGGAGCGCGGCGAGATTCTGCGCCTCATCATTTGTGTGCAGCCGCGCGTGGGCAAAAGCGAGCTGGTCAGCCGCAAATTCCCCACATGGTTCACCGGGCGCGATCCCTACCGGCAGTCGATCATTGCCAGCTACGGCGACGATCTGGCCACCGAGTTTGGCCGGGAATGTCGGCACATCATGCGCGGCGCGTTCTATCAGCAAGTCTTTCCCGGCGTGGCCCTGCGGCGTGGCAACGCGGCCAGCGACCGCATCCAGACCCACGCGGGCGGCGTGCTCACCTTCGCCGGACGTAACGCGGGCATCCTCGGTAAAGGTGCCGACCTGCTCCTTGTGGACGATCCCGTCAAAAACAGCGACGAAGCCCGCTCAAAGCTGCAACGAGACGCGCTCTGGACGTGGTTCTGGCAGGTGGCGATGACGCGGGTGATGGGCGTCATGGGCCGCGTGGTCATTTGCATGTCACGCTGGCATGAGGACGATTTGGTGGGGCGACTGACCAACCCCCGCAATAGCTATTACGACCCCGAAGAAGCCAAAAAATGGACCGTCATCAACATCCCGGCCTTTGCGGAGCCAGATGATCCGCTGGGCCGGGCTGAGGGTGAAATCCTTTGGCCCGAGCGGACGCCCGAAGTCTTCCTAAATTCGATGCGCCGTATGGACCCTTCGGGTTTTAGTGCCCAATTCATGGGCCGCCCCTCCCCGCCGGAGGGGAATCTCTTCAAGCGCAAGAACATTCAGGGCTATCAGGCGCACCAGCTGCCGAAGAACTTGCGCTACTACGCGGCCAGCGATCACGCCGTTTCCCTGGCCGCGAACCGCGACCCGACGTGTATGGGCGTGGTCGGGGTGGACCGCGAGGACAACGTATGGATCTTGCCGGATCTGGTCTGGCGGCAGCTCGATGCCGAGCAACAGGTGGAGGCCATGCTCGACCTGATGCAGCGGCACAAGCCGCTGTTGTGGACCGCTGAGCGCGGCCATATCAGCCTGTCCATCGGTCCATTCTTGCGCAAGCGCATGAATGAGGAAAAGACCTACATCACCATCGATGAGCGCGTTCCGTCTAAGGACAAGCAGACCCGCGCGCAAGCCATTGCCGGGCGCATGTCGATGGGCAAGGTGTACTTGCCCAAGTTTGCCCCGTGGTACGAGAACGCGGTGGACGAGCTGTTGAATTTCCCCAACGGCACCCACGATGACTTTGTGGACTTCATGGCGCTGATCGGCCTGAGCCTCGACACCCTGAACAAACCCAGCAGTTCCGTCCCCGTCCGCAAGTCCGCACCGTCCGGCACGATCCAGTGGATTTTGCAGAGCGCGGAGCGTCTGCGCCGGGCTAAAGCAGAAGAAGGCGACCGCTATCTACACTGAGTATCTACGTAGATACTTAAACAAAAGGGTGCCCGTATGAACAACGAAGACCAGCCACTGCCGGGCGAAGTCAACCCGCCACCGCCCGCGCCGGAAGAAGGCGGACAGCCGCAGGCGTCCGCCGCTCCCGCTGGCGAGCCGGACGAGGCGCAGCGCGCGCTGGTCCGTCAATGGCTGGGCCGGATCAAGAAGGCCAAAAGTCGCTGGGCTCCGGTGTTCAAACGCATGCGCGACGACATGGCCTTTTCACAGGGCAAGCAGTGGCCGCAGATGCAGGAAGAGGACACCCGCTACGTGTGCAACATCACGTTGCGGCAGGTGAACCAGAAAGTCGCCAGCCTCTACGCCAAGAACCCCACGACCATTGCCACGCGGCGCAAGACGCTGGACTTCAAGCTGTGGGACGGCAACATGGCGACGATCCAGCAGGCGCAGCAGGCGATGAATCAGGTGGACCCGCTGACCGGCCAGCCGCTGCCGCTACCGCCGCAAGCGATGGCCATGGCGCAGGCGTTTATGGCCGACGTGCAGCAGGGCATGGAGCGCCGCATGCAGGCGGACAAGATCGGCAAGACCCTCGAAATCGTTTACGAGTGGCAGGTCAATGAGCAGCAAATCCCCTTCAAAACCAGCATGAAACAGCTGGTCCGCCGCGTTGTCGTCACGGGCGTGGGCTACTGCAAACTGGGCTATCACCGCCTGATGCAGAAATTGCCCGGCGACGTGGACCGCGTGACGGATGTTACCCAACCCGCGCGCCGCGCCGAGCGCATCAACCTGGCACTGCAAGCGGACAAGATTCAGACCGATGACGCCCAAGCCGCCGAACTGCGCGCGATGGCCACCGCCGCACAGGACCAGTCGCAGGTGCTGGTGAAAGAGGGGCTGGACTTCGAATTCCCCGGCGCGACCACCTTGATTGTTGATCCGTGCTGCCGCCAGCTGGTGGGGTTTGTCGGCGCGCGCTGGGTAGCGCAGGAGTACATGTTGACCCCGGACGACGTGAAAGAGATTTACGGTATCGATGTCGGCCAGCAGTACACCGGCTACACGTCCGGCGGGCAGAACGCGGCGACCGCGCAGCTGATCTACGGCAGCGAATCGAAGCGCGCCGAGGGCACGCAGTGCGCGGTTTACGAGCTGTACGACAAAGCCACCGGCATGAGCATGACCCTGTGCGAAGGCTTCCCCGATTTCCTGATTGCCCCGGAAATGCCGCCGTTGCAGATCGAAACCTTCTGGCCATGGTTCGTGCTGGTGTTCAACGCGACGGAAGACGAAGAATGCATTTTCCCGCCGTCCGACGTGTTCCTCATGCGCAATATGCAGATCGAGCACAACGTCGCGCGGCAGCGCCTGAAAGAGCACCGGGACGCCGCACGGCCCAAGCACGCCGTCGCCGCCGGGATGCTCGACGAGCCGGACAAACTGGCGCTCACCGGCTCATCCGCGCACACGCTGGTGGAGCTGTCCGGGCTGCCTCCAGGCACACCGATCGATTCGGTGTTGCAGCGTGTGCCGTACTCTCCGATTGACCCCGCGCTGTACGAGGTCAATTCGTCGATGGAGGACGTGCTCAAGGCTGTGGGCTCGCAGGAAGCGAATCTAGGCGGAACCAGCAGCTCGACCGCCACAGAGTCGTCTATCGCGGAATCGTCGCGCATGACCGCGCAGGGCAGCAATGCCGACGATCTGGATGATTTCCTCACGGCCATCGCGCAAGCGGCGTCACACATCCTGCTCAAAGAGCTGGCCCCGGAAACAGCCACGGAGATTGCCGGTCCGGGTGCGCTGTGGCCCGAGCTGAGCCGCGAGCAGATCGCGCAAGACCTGTCGTTGACGGTCCGCGCGGGATCGAGCGGACGCCCTAATAAGGCGGCGGAAATCCAGAACATGCAGCAAATCGCGCCGTTCCTTTTGCAAATTCCGGGCATCAAGCCTGACTGGATCGCCTCCCAATTAATTCAACGTCTCGATGATCGCGTAGACATGACGGACGCGTTTGCCGAGTCCCTGCCGTCGATCATGCAGATGAACCAGCCACCGCAAGGCGCGGGGGCCATGCAGCCGGGCGGAGGGCCAACCCCGCCCAGCCAGCAAGGCCCACAAGGCGCAAACAACAATCAGGCACCGCCGCAGGCAGGCCCGAGCACCGGACCGGGCGCTACGTCGCAAGGCGGACAGCCGCCGACCACGCCGGGTAACGTGGTGCAGATGGGGCAAGGTCAGGGATGAATTTCTGGCGGGCGATGTTTCTAGCGGCGTTTTTTCTTGGGCTTGCGCTGGGGGTGTTGCTCGCGCTGGTTGCGCTCCACGCGTTTCTCTTCTTCGGCGCGTTCACACCGGGCACACAGGCGCGGATAACCTACGCCGTGGAGGACGCCGTGCCTAACCTCTTCGGTGAAAAACTCAAGGCAGGCGTAACAGGCGTGTCCTTCCTCGACGAAATCCTCGAAAAAGCTCATGGTGCGTGTCCTGGCAAAGATTAACGTCCGGCCCGCCCCGTGTGGGCAGAGCGGACCAGACGGCCACCACAACACGTAACCAGTGGAGAGTGGCGACGGCGAAAGCATAGTTCAGACAGCAAGAAGCCCGCGACCCCTTCAGAGAGTGCGGGCTTCCTGTCCCCATTATACCGATGGGGGCGGTTGGGAACTCAGACACTACCCCGAATTTCCCGGCCCCCTGACAGCAGGGGCTCCGCGTGAGCACAGCCAAACCACATCTACACATGCACCGACTAACCACGACTGTCCGGGCGCGATTAGTGGACTTGCAGGGGTCAGTATGCACGTAAATACGTGCCTGTCAAAAATTGTTGCTACAGTTTGTAGCATTCGCCATGACCTAACCTAGCTCACCCTTGGGAGATAGCTCTCAGGGATGAGCTAGGTTAGGTCAAATCCGTCCCGTCCGGCGCGGACAGAGCTTTTCAAAAGCTTAAAAACAAACGGCTTCTCTTTTTCTCTTTTAAGTCTTTTAAAAGCTTTTAGGAGGGCTACAGGCCACGTAATCCGTGGCTTTCAGCCTCCATTAAGGGACAGATTAGTGGTCATTAAGGGACAGATTAGTGGTTTAAAAGGGACAGATTAGTGGTATTTTAGGACAGAAATTTCTCAGACCTATAATAAGGGCCAGTATGAAGGACGCGAAGGTCTTAAAATCAAATGCCTTGATCGAGGCTTCTTACCGGCTAAGCCTGTACGAGCAACGAATAATCGTGATCTGTCTCGGCCAAGTGCGACCCGATGCGCCGCTGACTGACCAGCAGGCCTACACCGTCACGGCGCAGGCTCTTGCAGAGCTGACCGACGTTAGCCTTGGTTCGGCGTATGAGAACCTGAGATCAGCGGCTGAGCGGCTATTTGACCGCCGGATAACACTCGCTTACGAGCCGAATGGCGGCGGTAAAGTGGATAACGTCCGGGTGACGCGCTGGGCGCAGGAGGTTGTCTATCAGGAGGAATCAGGCTGTATCGCTTTGCGTTTCAGCACGCCACTGATTCCTTACCTGTCTCAGCTCACCAAGCAATTCACCCAGTACGCTTTATCTGACGTGGCCAGGATGAGCAGCCCCTACGCGATTCGTCTGTATGAATTGCTGTGGCAATGGAAAGACATCGGCGCGCGCGAAATCGAAATCGCGTGGCTGCGCAAGACGTTAGAGCTTGAGGACAGCTACCCGTCTATCAAGGACTTCAAGGTGCGCGTGCTTGATCCGTCTGTAGCGCAGATCAACGAGCACACGCCGTTGGCTGTGGTCTGGACCCAGCGGAAAACTGGGCGCGCGGTGACGCACCTGATGTTCACCTTCAAATTGAAAAAAGAGAAAACCGCCAAGACCACGGCACCGAAAGCTTTGACTGATGCCTACGTCGCCAAGAATGCACGCCCCGGCGAATCGTGGGAGCAAGCCCGCGCGAGACTGGCAAAAGCAAGCAAGCAGGCTTAGAACCGCGCCCCGCGCTCAATGGCCATGTCGCGCAGGTACTCGATCAGCGCCCAAAAGTGAAATTCCGGGTGCTTGAGGTTCAGCCATTCCACGGCGGACATGGCCTGAGTCGCGCACAGGGCGCGGTCCTTGGTCCGCCACTCCAGCGTGATGACGATATTGCCGCCCGCGCGGACGGCGGACCACTTGACCGGGTGCGGACGGCGCGGACGTGGCAAGCGCAGCACTTGGCCCATTAGCCGATCCGCCGCAGCGTGGCTTTCACGGTCATCGCTTGCTCTGCCGTCAGCTCGCGGACGTGCAGCACGCCGCCTTTGCCGCTGTCGAGAAAGCTGCCGTAGAAAGGATGGTCAGGATCTGAGCCGTTGGCCCAGCAGCGAATGGCGTCGGTGATGTATTCCGTCGTATCGGCCTTGCCCATGCCGTTGAGGTCCGCGATTTCGATGATCCACGTAGCCATACAACCCCCGTCAGCTAAACAGTAAATCCAGTAAATACTCTTCTGGCAGGTCGAAGCGCTCGACGAACATGTCAGCGACATTCATACCTACCTGCATCCATTCGTCCACGTTGTCGAGAAAGGCCAGTACCTGGCTCGTCGCCCCCTCCCGCGTTTGTTCCCCATCCTGTCGCAGCATTGCAGTGACTACACGGTCTAGCGGTAGGTCGTCCATCATGTCGGCCTCTCTCGGCACGCCTAAACAAAAATCAGCATAGCCACGAAAACCTCTTGTTGCGGGGTTTTCGCGAAGGTCTACACTGTGCCTCAATGCTAAGTATTTACTTACATACTTATGATGAGGCGTGAAATGTCAGATTCGCCACTGGACACCGCAGACGTAGGGCAAGACACCACCACGGACCCGTCACCCGTCGATTCGGCCAGCCCCGCCGAGTCAGCCGCCGTTGAAAGCGCACAACCTGTAGAACTGTCAGAAGCTGAGCGGGACGCGGAATTCCTTGCGGTCGCACACAAGGCAGCAGACGAGGCCAGCCCGAAAAAGGTTGAGCCGACGACAGAAGAAACGGACGCGCAGAAAGCGGACGGTGCGGACAAAGCCAAACCAGAAACGAAGGTCGAGCCAGAGCCCGAAGTTGAGGACGAAGGCGAAGACCGGGGCGAAGGTTTTGGCAAGCATCCGCGCTGGAAGGCAATGGTTGCGGCACGTAATGAGTATCGCACTGCGGCGCAAGGCGCCACCCGCGAACTCGAAACGCTGCGCGCCCCAGCGAATCAGTACGGGTTGATTGAGCAGTACATGGCCGATAACCAGTTGAGCACCCAAGAGGTGACAACGGGTTTCAAGATCATGGCCTTGATGAAAGCCGACCCGGCTGCCGCGCGTGAGGCGCTGTTAGACCAGTTGCACCAGCTGAACCAGTTTCTTGGCCACGCCCTGCCGCCGGATTTGCAGCAGCAGGTCGATGAAGGCTACGTGACTGAGGACGTGGCCCGCGAGCTGGCGTTTCGTCGCAACAACGACGTGCGCACCCAGCAGCAACACCAAGCCCAAACTCAGCAGCAACAAGAGCAACAGGCCCAACAGCAATTCAAAGAAGTACGCGGACAGATGGCGCAAGCCGTCGCTTCCTGGGAAACGCAGATCCGGCAAGGTGATCCAGATTACGCGGCAAAAGAACCGTTCGTTGTCCGTGAGTTGCAGGCGTTACAGACGCAATACCGCGTCGAGTCGCCTGAGCAAGCGGTGCAGCTAGCGCGCATGGCCTATGACAACGTGACCAAATCCCTCAAGGGCATGATTAAGCGCCCAGAGGTCCGGCAGAACCCCGCCGGACAGCGGACCGGAAACGGACAGAACGCCAAGCCTGAACCGCGCAGTTTCGAAGAAGCTTGCTTGATAGCCGCAGGGTTCACACCACAGTGATTCTGCGAGGTTCCTATCATGGCGCTCACTCAAGCGGTGATCGATAACATTGCCAACGCGGCGATTGATTACGCGTGGGAGAAAGGCAAGACGTTCGCCCAGCACATCATGGCCAAGCCGTTGCTCGATGCCTTCATGAACAACAAGAAAACCTTTCCCGGCGGCAAGGGCGCAATTACGGTCCGCCCGATCTTCCAGACCCAGAGTTCCATCCAGTTTTTTAACAGTGATGACACGTTAACTTTCACCAACCCAACGCCTATCAAGGTCGCCAGTTACAACTGGAAAATGCTCCATTTGGGTTTGACGATGACCACCGACGAGCTGCTGCACGACGGTATCAGTGTCGTGGACACCAACGGCGCGCAGACCAGCGAGCACAGTTCGCGTGAAGTCACCATGCTGGCGAACATCCTGCAAACCAAGCTGGACGATGCCGCCGAAGGCTGGGCGGCGGGCTTCAATGACATGCTTTGGAAAGACGGCAGCCAGTCCGCAAAAGCCGTACCTGGCATTTCGTACTTCATCACGGAAGACCCAACGGTGGGGATCGTCGGCGGTATCGACCGCGCGACCCAACCACTTTGGCGCAACGTGGCGCAGCTGGCCATTGCCTCCGACCCAACCACCCAAGCCCTGACCGTGGCGCTGCGTAAAACCGTGCGCCTGCTGACCAAGTACGGCACCCCAAAACTGAAAATCCTCTGCGGCTCGACCTTCATGGACGCGCTGGAGCTGGAATATGCCGCGAAGGGTGTTTACACCCAAACCGGTTTCGGCAGCGGCGGCGATATCGGGGTTGGCAAGCTGTCGCTCAACGGCATCGGCACCTTCGAATATGACCCAACGCTGGACGCGGCGGGCAAGGCGAAATATTGCTACATGATCGATATGAGCAAATTTAAGCTCATGCCCATCGAAGGCGAGGACATGAAAAAACACTATCCGAGTCGTCCTTTTGACAAGATGGTGATTTACCGTTCTTGGACTTGGGCGGGTGGTTTGGCCGCTAAGCAGTTGAATACAAGCGCTGTTTTCACCATCGCTTGAGTATGTACGTGGATACTCAAGTGTTGAAAATGACAGGTCGCAAACCTCCGAGTGTGCGGCCTGTCAGCTGTCAAAACTGACACTCTTGAGTATTCACGTAACTACTTAAACCGAGGGCACCACCATGCAACACTGCTCCTGCATCCTGTTTCTCGATGGCGACCGCAATTCATCCGTGCATAAGCCGGACGTGACGGTGGCTGAGATTGTTTTGCTCCGCGCCATTCATGGCCCGGAGTCCGTCGAAGGCATCAAGCCGACGTTTATTGGCCGGGAAAAGCCCCTGCAAGAGCTGGAGCGCCTGCGCTACGTCTACACCAATTCGAACATCACCAAGGAAGGCGCCCCGCTCATTGATGCGGTGTACCCCGGACGCAGCCCGAACATCCCGCGAACCATGGCCGAGCTGGGCGCTACTGAGCCGGAGCCCGACGAAGAAGAGTGGGACGCGCCGGGTTATCCGCCTGTGCCGGACGATCCAGAACCGCAAGATCCGGCGGACGCGCCGCAAGCGCGCAACCTTGGCGGACGCCCGCGCAAGGACACCCGACAGCTGACGGAGTAAACGACTATGCGCGGTAAGACGCTGGGCGAACTGGTTGCAGATTTTCGCGATGAAGCCGGTATGGCCAGCACTGCCGCGATGTCACAGAACGCGCTGCAAGCGATCCAGACAAAAATCCGCCGCACGCAAGAGGTGCTGTATGCCGATTGGGCGTGGCCGTTCTTGCGCATGCAGCGTGATGAAGTCTTGCAGGCCGGCGAGCGCTATTACAGCTTCCCGCCGGAGCTGGACCCGGACCGCCTGGAATCGGTTGTGGTCCGTGAGCAGTCGGACAGCCTATGGCGTCCGGTGACTTACGGCATCGATATGTGGATGCGTAACAACTGTGACAGCGAGCTGGACGAGCGCCGCGACCCGGTGTGCGCTTGGCAGTATTTCGAAAATGACCAGTACGAAGTCTGGCCCATGCCCGCGACCAACACGGGCGTTTTGCGTTTCACCGGCATTCAGAAGCTGCCGCCGTTGAAGGCGGACGCGGATCGCGCCGTACTCGACGACCGGCTGATTGTGCTGTACGCCGCCGGGGAGTGGTTGCAGAAAGCCAAAGACCCCGGCGCGACGACCGTCATGCAGATGGCGGACGCGCACTATCGCCGGCTCAAGGGCAACACGCAGCGTAAACGCGTCTACCCTATCGCCGCTGGCCAGCCGGTGCCATGGGTGCCGATTGTCATTAAAGCGCCGGGGACGTGACCCATGGCGTACCTGCTCGTTACCGACTTTATCGCCGGTCTGGATACCCGAAAAAGCCGCTTCACCGCCGCGCCGGGCTCGCTGCGCATTGCGCGCAATGTTCACCTGACGCGCGGCGGTGAGGTGGAGGTGCGTAAAAAGTTTGTCCCGGTCTACCAGCTCCCCGCCGGCCAGACCAAGGGTGTCACTACGGTGCGCGGGCAGATTTACGTGTTTGGTTCGGCAGCCGGGGTGATTGTCCCGCCGGGGGTGATCTACCAGCAGCTGGTCAGCCCGACCACGGCGGCACTGACCAAGATCCTCAGCACGGATAATTTCGACGGCAAAATCTACGCTGTGGCCGAGTTCGCGGACGGCTCGATTTATCACTATTACAACGGCGTTCGCGTGACAGACTGGGACGCTATTGCCTCGTCCATATCCGACAACACGACCGTCGCCACGGCGCTTGCCGCCAAGCTCGATGCGCATGACGCGATCAGCGCGATTGCCAGCGGCCCGTCCGCTGTGGCCACGGCGGACGTACCCGGTGTGCCGTTCACTTACGCGGTGGCCACGGCCAACGGTGGCGCCAATCCCGACCAGACCCTGACCGCGATCCTTAACCAGCCGAACGTGGTAGAGGCGGCAGCCATACAGGCCAAAGTCAAACTCACGGTCACAGGGGGCTCCGCGTCCGCCGGGGTTAACCAGCTCAAGACGCTTAAGATCAATGGCGTGGACGCGCTGATGTACCCCGTGGACTGGCGCAGCAGCAATGCCACCACAGCGGCGGACATTGCGCTGCGCATCAACAGCTTCGTCACGGTGCCGAACTACACGGCGGTAGCGTCCGGCGCGGACGTGACCATTACGTCAGTCACCGCCGGGGCCGGACCGAATGCCTTCGCTGTCGCAAGCACCGTGGCCGGCGATGTCGTGGTGACAACCCCGGCGACCCTGAGCGGCGGCGTCGATCACATTCCGGCACGGGCACAGGTCGTCTCCTTCACCGTGGGCGGCACCTTTGAGCCGCAGGATGTCTTTCAAATCGCGATCAACAACGCCGCCATGAGCGTGCAGGCCGGCGCGTCCGGCACCGGCACGTTCGTGCGGACGCTGGGCGACAAGATGTATGCCGTGGCGCAGAGCCTGATGTATTTCAGTGGCTTCACCGGCACCCCGCCTGTGCCCGACCCGACCCAATGGGGCACGGACACCACAGGCGCCGGCTTTGTCAACATGTCCACGCAGGACGGCGGCTCCAGCCAGCTGACCGGCCTCGCCGTGTACCAGAACAAGATGGCGGTACTGTCCCGGCGCAACACGCAAATCTGGTCCGTGGACGCGGACGAAGCGCAGAACCGGCAGATCCAGGTACTGGTCAACATCGGCACCGGCAGCCCGCGCACCTTGTCCGCCTTCGGTGAGCAGGACGTGTTCTTTCTCAGTGAGTCGGGCATTCGTTCACTGCGCGCGCGGGACGCGTCGAACTTGGCCAGTGCCGACGACGTGGGCAGCTCGATTGATGGTGAGGTGATCCAGTACACCCACGATCTGAATGAGGTACTGGTGCGCGATGCGTGTGCCACGACCGAGCCTTTCGAGGGCCGCTACCTGCTCGCCGTGGGGCCAACCATGTTTGTCTTTAGCCACTTCCCCGGCTCCAAAGTCAGCGCGTGGACGACCTACGTGCTGGAGGAACTGGGCGATACAGACGCCGCGCGCACGGTGACGGACCTCGCCGTTTCCCACCGCTCCATCATCGCGCGCGTAGGCGACCAGCTGTGCCTGTATGGCGGACAGACCGGACAGGAATACGCGCAAGACGAGGAATTTGAATACGAGGTGCAGCTGCCCTTTCTGGACGCTGGACAGCCGGGCCAGACCAAGAACGTCGAGAGCGTGGATGTCGGGGCTGAAGGGTTTTGGGACGTATTCATGGCGCTCGATCCGCAGCAGCCGGACGTGAAAGAGCTGATCGCCAAGATCAAAGATTCCACCTACGGCAGCTGGGGCCGCAATGTCGCCGTGGGCCAGTCCACGCACTTTAGCCTGACCCTGAAAAGCCGGACCAAGGGCTATGCGCGGCTGGCAAACCTGATGGTGCATTTCACTGGGCAGGGGGATTAAGCATGGTTGAGCTACCCGCCACCTACGAAAACATGCTGTACGTCTGCGAGCGGCTGCGCCTGCAAGACCGGCTGGAAGTGTTCGCCACGCGCTGGGATGACGACGCTGGCCAGCTGGCCTACCAGCTGCACGGCACGACCGGCGACGGCTTTCTCTGGTGCCTGGGCACCGATGACAACGAGCCGGCGTTTCTGGTCGGGGCGTATGAGGTTTGGCCGGGCTTTTGGGCTCCGTGGGCCATGGGCACCGTGCGCACCAATGAGATTGCCACCGCCGCGACCAAGCTGGTGTGCAAGCAGATGATTCCGGCCATGCGCGAGCGGGGCTTTCGCCGCGCGGAGTGCCGCGTGGCCATCAAAAACACGGTCGCCTGTGAATGGCTGGAGCACTTGGGCGGACTGCGCGAATCGGTCAACGAGCGCATGGGCCGGCATGGCGAGGACTTCGCGACCTATGTGTTCTACCCGGAGAACTGCCATGAACTGCCAGCCCGCCGTTGATATGGCCGACATCCAACGCGCCTATCCGCTGCTGGCGGACGGCTGTTTGCGTGTGTCGCAGCGCGAGGGTGAGCCCTTTTTCGCACCGGCCCTGTATGCCGAAATCATGGCCGGGCATTGGGTGCTGTTTGTGGTCAAGAGCGACCAAGGCGAGCCCGTGGGCGTGTTCATCTGCCGCAAGGAAATCAACCCGCGCAGCAGCCTCGGCAAGTTGTTCGTTTTACTGGCGTACACGGTGCCGGGCTTGCCCGCTGCACTGGAGGCAGGATTCGCCGCCTGCAAACGCTACGCGGCGCAGCTGGAGTGCTCCCACGTTCAATTCGCGAGCAAGCGGATTGGCTGGGCACGTCGCGCGCAGCAGCTGGGCTACAAGCCCGCTCAACAACTCTATGAAATCGAGGTGACGCCATGAGCTTGGGCGGCGGCGGTGGCGGTGGCAATGACGGCGTGGACTATCAGCGCGAGCAAGAACAAGCGCGGCAGGCGCGTATCCGGCAGGGCATGGGCCAGATCGACAATATTTTTGACGGGCGCGCGGTCACGACCGTTACACCGGGCGGCGTACCGATCAACCCTAATGTGCGCGGGATCAGCAACGGCACCTATTACGACCAAGCGGGCACCGCGTACAACTTGGCCAACGGCAACCAAGGCAATTTGCGCTGGGCCGGTACACGCGCGCCGGGCGTGCAAGGTCCGGGCGGACGGGTACAGGCCAATACCAATGGCCAGTGGGCGGACCTGCCGACGCAGCTGTACAACAGCGCGGACACCACGACCACGCATGAGGGCGGGTTTGACGATGCGTATTACGCCAAGCGCGCGCAAGCCTACAACGACTTCGCGCTGCCGCAGTTGCAGACCCAATACAAAGACCAGCAAAAAGCCCTGACCTACGCGCTGTCGCGCGGCGGCAATTTGGGTTCGTCCGTGGCCGCGCAGAAAACCGCTGCGCTGGATAAGGACTACGCCCTGCAACAGCAAAGCGTCTACGACACCGGACAGGACTACGCGAACAAGGCGCGCTCCGACGTGGCCGCACAGAAAGCCAGTCTGGTCTCCATGCTGCAAGCCTCGGCGGACCCGGACGCGGTGGCCAACGTGGCGCAGAGCCAAGCACAGAGCATGTCCGCCATGCCGAATTTCTCCCCGCTGTCGCCGGTCATCAACAACGTGGCGTCTGGCTTGGGTACGTATCTGGTCAACCAGCAGACCACAGACGCGATCCGCAAGGCGACCGCCGGGGATTCCTACACCAATTCGCTCAGCCGCACGTCCGGCAAGGTGGGATAACGCGATGTGCAATCCCTATGCGATAGCGGCGATGGTCGCGGGCACGGCCATACAGGCGAACGCGCAGAGCAAGCGCCAAGCGGCGATGGAGAATGCCAGCGAGGACGCGCAAAACGCCGAAATGATGCGGCAGCAAGGCTTGAGCAAAGAGCGCCAAGCCGCGCTGGACCCAGCCATGGGCAACGCCACGCGCGCGACTCAGGACGCCGCACTGGCGGACGCCGCCGCCAAGCGCCAAGCGGCCTACAGCGAATCGACCACGCTGCCGGGCGATCCCGGCACGGCGGACTATCAGGCGCCGTCCGGCGGTGCGCAAGGTCAGCCGAAAGTGGTGCAGGAAGAAGCCAGCAAGCAGCGCGACAAGGCGAATGCAGACGTGCGCAGCATGGGCGAGGCCCGCGCCCGGCTCCAGTCTTACGGTGATGTCGGCTTGGGCAATCAGATCCTGAACCAGAACACGGGTGGCCAGCTGAACATGCTGGGCGGCTTCAGCCGCATGAGTTCGGCGCTGCTGCCAGGTGAAATACAGAACGCCATGGCCAAGCATGCCGGGGACAACAAGACGCAGGAACTGCTCGGCACCGCGCTGCAAATGTACGGCGCCGGGGGTGCGCCGGGGCTGGCCAGCGGTGCGGCGGGGGCCGGCGCGTATGGCGCGGCCATGGGCGGCTCAGCCAATGCAGGCGCATCTATCGGCGGCTATAGCGGCAATCTGGCGGGCTTCGCGCCGTCCGCCGGAGTGGCGGGCGAGGCGGCGGCGGACGCGGCGGCGCCGGGCCTGATGGGTGGCCTTTTCTCCAACGCGCAAGGGTATTTCCTGCCAGCCGCGCAGCAGTCCCGGTACGGCACAGCAGCCAAGGGCGTCGGCTCGCTCTTGGCGCGGAGGTAAGACCATGCCCACTTATGCAAACCCGCTCTACGCGAACGGCGTACCGACCTACAGCAACGAAGTCGGCGCACTGGGCGACGTGTTCAAGGCACTGGCGCCTAACCCGTTGCGCGACCTGCAAATTCAGGGCTACGCGAGCAACGCGCGGCTGCACCAGTTGCAGGGCGACGTGATCCAGAATCAGCAGAGCGGCCTTGCGGATGTCGCGAACAACCTGCAAACCGGAAACTATCAGGGCGTGCTGCCGGGGATGATTCGCAGCGGCAACCTGCAATTCATCGACAACGTGGCCAAGGTCGTACCTTCGCAATATTCATTTCAAGCACTGGACCCGAATTTCACGCCCGGACCGGACTTTGACTCCCGACTGGCGCGGGTGGTGGGCGGTACGGGCGGCGACGTGGCCAACACCTTCTATGGCTATAACCGGACGGCGGATGAGATTCACCGTAAAAACAATATGGAATCCAGCGACCGCCGCTATGGGGACGACCAGCAGCTAGTGGGCACCAAGTACAGCGCGGACTCGCAGGCCGGTGTGGGCTATGACCGCAACCGCCGCTACAGCACCGCCGAGGCGAATACCCTGGCCCAGACTGTGCTTAACAACGCTCAGGAATCGAAGGACCGGCACTACACCTCGGACAACACCCTGACCGGCACGAAGTACACGGCGGACAGCAAGTCCGCGAGCGACACCTACAAGACCAACATAAACGCGCTCGATCCATTTGGCATGGAAGCGGCCAAATCGGGCGGCAAGCCACCAGCGCCGGGGCAGATGAACAAAGCCGAAATGGATGCCGTGCAAGAGTCGCTAAAAAACAACCTGCCACCGAACCTATCGCAAGCCGTGACGGACGAAATCACCAAGCGCACCGTTTACTACATGAACAACGGCGATGCCGAAACCCGCAACAACCCGACCGCCTCACGCATGCGCGCGATGAGCGATGTGCTGCCGGAAAACCCGGACGCTACGCGCCCTCAAGCGAGGGTTTGGGGCTCGTATGGCGAGGTTCCACTGCCTGACAACCTGCCGTCGCTGCCTGCTCCCGTGTCCAACATCTACGGCGGCTCTCCGGCGGGCCGGGTTGCGTCCCCACTGGCGCAGACGATCTTGGCGGGTAATCCAGACCTGAGCCAGCGCCTGACCGGACAGCAGCTGACCGGACGGGCGCCAGTGGCGCAGGTGGTGGCACCCGCTGCCGCCGCGCCGGTCCAGCCAGTACCGGGCGCCGGTCCAGCGGCTGCCCCGGCTGAGGTTGATTCGCTGCTAGCTGACGCCAAGTCGGCAATTGACCAGCACGCACCGCGCGAGGCGGTTATCGCGGAACTGCGCGCCCGAGGGGTGCCAGACCAAGCCATTCAAGCAGCGGGGATCTGACCATGGGCGCCTTTGACCATCTGATTCCGAAAGCGCCGGTTGTGGCTGGTGCGGACCCGCGCGACTTCACGGAACGCTATAACACGCAGCTTTCGCCAGAGGATGAGCAGAAATTCAACCTGTGGGCTCAAGCGAACAATCGCGTCAAAGATTCCTACGACTATGACATGCGCGGCGCTTATCAAGAGCTGATGTCCGGCCAGACCCAGCAGGCGGACAACGGCCACTTTACCGACAAGTTCAAGAAGCCCAACCACCCGACGTTTTCCAATGAATCGCAATACAACGGCGTGGATGGGTTTTCTGGCGGGCAGTGGGTTGAAACACCCAAAGGGACATCCTTCGCGCCGGGGCAATCTCAATCGAAGCTGTGGCCAGCGGATGAGTTGGGCCAGTATTTCAAGCAGACAGAGCCAGACATCACGCTTATGCAGCCGGACCGCATGGACCGGATCGCCAACGGCAGTGTTCTACCGACGCCGCCCATGCCCGCCATAACAACGGCCCGCGCGGGTGCCTTTGACCACCTGATTCCGAAGGAGCCAGCGCCTGCTGCCGCGCCGCCGGGGCGCGACTTCCTGAAACCGCAACCGCCGCCGTCTGACGTGGTGCAGCAACCCAGCATGCTCCAGCGCCTGTTCAGCCCGTCGCCCAGCGTCCCCACTGGACGCGGTGGTGTTGTGGGCGACGACGGCATGACTTACGACACGCTTCCGCAATCAACTGGACCGTCGAAGCTGGTGCAGGAGCGCGCTACTGACCCTGAGCTTAACCGCTTTGCCAACATGGAACGCGGTGGGGCGAACGAGCTGGAAATCGCACCAGTCCTGCTGAATCAGGCGTTCCACCAAACACCGCTTACGGCGGTCTACGACGCTTTTGCCAGTGGTGGGGTGGACAGATCACTGGCCAATAACTTAACCAGCAACGCGCAACAACCAAGGTCCGGCGGGGCCAGCGCGTTTGCTCTGGCACAGCCGACACTGGCCGCGCGGCTGCGCGACACCGGCATGCAAAAGAGCATGCGCTTCGCGCAGGAACAAGCGCGCGATGAGGCGCTTGCTCAAGTGGTTAAGCCAGCCAGCAGCGCGGACAGCGAACTGGGCCGAGTGATCGCGGGCGCCAGTAGCGCGGGCTCTAACCTGATGGGCTCGCTGTATGACCCCACCAACTTTTTCGTTCCCGGTGCGGGCCGTGAGGCAACAGCGGTCGGGACGGCGGTCAAAAATGTGCTGCCCGGCTTCCTCGCCAATGCGGCGCTCGATCCCGTGGTGCAGTTCTCGCGCTCGATGGCCGGACTGCAAGAGGGTGGCTATAGCCCTGAGCAGACCGCGCTGGCCGGCGTAACCGGCGGCGTTATCACGGGCGGCATGGCTGGCGGTGCGCATGCGCTGGATGACTTCGGCGGCTGGGTAAAAGCGCGCACCGGCAGAAACGTCGGGGACATGTCGCCGGAGGAAACCGAGCTGTGGCGAAACCACTGGTACGATGCTGCCGCCGACGCCAAACGCCGTGCGGGTTTGGATATGGAAGATCCCGACTTCCAGCGCAACCAGATAGAGCAGAACACGGGCGTGAACCTGCCGCCGTCGCAAACCATACGATCGTCAAAAACCGGCACCGGGCGCGGAGCCGGGCTCACCCCGGAGCAGTACCGCGCGCGCAACCAGACCGAGAGCGAGCTGGCCAACCTGTTTAACGACGAACCGAACATCTGGCCGCGTGCTCAAGTGGAGGTTGGCCCGGACGGGATTCACATTCCCGAGGGCGTGCTGCCGGTCCGCGATGCACTGGGGCAGCAGGCGCACACTGACACCCTGGCACCGCGCGGCATGGCCGTCGATGCGCTGGGGCAGATCGACCCGCTGCCGCCAAACCCGGCGGACATTTCGCGCCTTGGCAACCTGTTCAATCAGCAGCCCGATGTGTCCGTGGGGGACGTGGTAGGGCATGCCCAAGCGTCCGGCAACCAACAGCGCATGCGCGAAACCGCACCGCAGCGCGAAGAACTGGGCCTGAAACCGGAAACGGACCGCGACCGCATGGCGCGCGAGCGTAGCGAGCAGCAGACCGAGCGCGCTTTCCGCTTGGCCGAGCGCGAGCGCGAGCGTGCTGCCGCCAACGAAGGCAAGACCAGCGATGCAAACCCTATGTACGCCGGAGAGGGTGCGGAAAGCGCGCGGATGGCACAGGACCGTGCCGCGCAATCGAGCCTGCCGAACAAAGAGCGTGAGCAGCTGCGCGGCGAATTTGAGAAAGCCGGACTGGCGGACGTGCCAGAACCACACATGGCAGAGGCTGAGCGCCTGATGGGTGCCGGCTTCACCCGCAAGGGCGCAGTCAACCGCGTGCTGCGCCAGAACCCGGTAGAAGCCGCAAAGCCAGAGGGGGCGCCCCATGAACGCCCGGCTGAAACACCTGAGCCGAGCCCTGTCGCTGAGCCAAAAACACCGGAGCCTGCCCCTGAGCCCGCTCCCGCAGAGCCCGCGCCGCCCGCTGAAAAAGCACCGGGCGGACCGGACGACATTCTTGCGCGCGCGTTTGCGCCGCAGGAAAAGCCCGCCGCGAAGCCGGGCACGCCAAATCTGGATCACCTGACGCCAGAGCAGCAGCGCCGCGCGACCGCGCTCGATCATGAGATTGCCACGTCCAAGGCGTTTGATCCGCCCGAAGAAACCGCCCGGCTGCAAAAGGAATACGACGATCTGGTCAACAGCAAGGCGCCTGAGCCCGCGCCAGAGGCGAAAGCCGCTGAAACCCCGGCAGAGACTCCCGCTGCACAGGGAACACATCCAGTCGAAGTGCTGGACACCATCGACCGCGAATTAGCGTCCACCTACTGGAATGAACGTGGCGACAAGACCAGCACAGGCGCTGATGGCACCGTCAAGAAAGGTGCGTGGCTATCAAGTAACCCGGACATCCACAGCCTGATAACCGGGTACAGCGGCATGACCGTCGAGAAAGCGCGCAACCTGATTGCCAGGGCAAAGTCTGGCAAGGGCAAGCCGCTTAATGACCGGCAGCTTGCGCTGATCGACGACATGGCCGCCGCACTGGAGGCGCGCAACCAGCGTGCGCCGCGCGAGCCAGCGCCTGCACCCAAGGCTGAGCCAGCGCCTGCACCGAAAGCCGAGCCAGCACCCGGACCCAACGCCACGGACGAGGCGGTATTGCGTCAGCAACTAGAACGGCATCACCCGGACGTGCGCCTTGGCCCGGACGGTCCGCGTCTGCACGTCGGCAAGGATGACGCCGGTATTCCGCTACCCCTGAACGATGCGGAAAAAGCCCGGTTCAAGGCGATCACCGAGGAAATGCAAGCGCTGTACAACAACGGCAAAAAGATGACCCGCGCACAAGAGAACCGGCATGCGGACCTGTTTGAAGAACTGCGCGATTTGGAGCGCGAAGGCGCGGACCGCTACCTTGGCAAGAAACCAGAGAAAGCCCCCGATCTGGAGCTGAAAGGCCAGACCGAAGCCGAGCGCGCGGCCAGCGAGAAGGAAACCAAGGCGAAGAACGACGAAGCCGCCGCCACGAAGAAAGCCGCCGAGGACAAGGCCCAAGCCGACAAGGACGCCAAGGACTTCAAGCTGTCCGGCAGTGACAGTCCGGCGGACAAGGCGGCGAGCCACGGCCAAGGCACGCTGCTGGACCTTGGCGCGGTGCCCAGCCGTATTGCAGGCCCAATCAAGGCGATCTACAAACGCCTGTTCCACGGTGATGACAAGAGTTCGCCCGCTGATATTGCCCGCGATCTGAGCCACGCAACCAAAGCCCTGTTTAATCAGGAGCGTCCGACCAAGCGCGGACGAGTAGCGGACACCTATCGCCGCGTCATGACCGACACCGACAGCAGCATGCGCAGTCTGGTGAAGCCCTTCAAGGGCGACATTGGCGAGCAGATCGCGGATCAGATCCATGTGCAAGCCGGCGACAAGGGCGGCAAAGGCCCGAGCTTCGATGAGCGTCAGCAGCAGCAGACCAATCCGCGCGAGCATGAAATCGAGAAGCTGGATGACTGGCTGAGTGAGAACAAGCTGAACACGCCCGAGGCGCAAGCGCAGATCGTCAAGCTGGTGGAAAACCCCAACACCCCGCGCCGTGGCGTGATGGGCGAGGCCGCTAAAAAGGTCGAGGCGTTTTACAAGGAGATGCACCAGTACCTGAAAGACGCTGGCGTGGACGTGGGCCATGTCAAAGGCTACTTCCAGCGCGTGCTGGATAATGGCGAGGTCGCTGGCCAGCGCAGCAAGTTCCTGACTGCCGCGAAGAAAGCGTACAAGCAAGACAATCCGCAGATGACTGACTCGCAGCTACAGAAGGCCGCAGAAGACTACTGGCACCGCGAAGTGAATGGCGATGCGCAGAAGCCAGGCAGTGCTAACACAGCCAGCGGCGGGGGCACGCCGTCGCACCTGAAATCGCGCGTCTTTTCCAAAGAGGCGGCGAAACATCTGGACGATTTTTATGTCAAGGAAATCCCGGCCATGCTGTCGAGCTACCTGCACCGCTCCGTGCAGCGCGCCGAGACGGCGAAGTCAGGCGTCATGATCGACGGCAAGTTTCAGCCGTTCGGGGACAACTTCAAGCACTGGGACACCATCACGGACGCGATGCGCAAGCAAGACCCGGAAATCAGCGGCGTGCTCGACGAGTTTAATAAGTTGGTCGGTACGAGCATGGGTATCTCTGATTCCAAGCTGGGCAGCGGCTGGCGTAAGGCTGCCAGTTTCACCAAGACCGTGACCACCTTGGACAGCATGGAAAAATCCGTGCTCAGCTCGATGACTGAGCTGCTGACCCCGAGTCTGCGCGCGAGCATGGGCGAAATGAGCGACCTTCCTACGGCGATCAAGGCCATGGGCGATCACGCCTATAACGCGGTGCGCGCGGGCGTAGCTGGCAAGAAAGGCCGCAGTAACAAGCTGGAAAACATGTTCGACGTGGCCAAGGCGTCCGGCATTGTCGGCGGTAGCGGACAGCACAGCTTGATGGCGGCGCGTTCTTCGGCGGGCGACCCCACCAGCCGCACGCAAGCGGCCATTCTGTCGCGTTTCTTCGGGCGCAACGGGTTGGAACACCTGACCAGCTACCAGCGCGCAACCGGCACTGGCCAAGCCATGGACTTCCTAAAACGCCTGTCCGCGCCCGGACGGCAGGGCAAGGCGAAGACGGAGCGCTTCCTGGGCGAGCTGGGGATTAAGGTCGAGGATCAGCCGGCGTTCACTAAATTCGTGCGCGACTTGGGCGGCAAGCATGCCACCGTGGCCGATCTGAAAGGGCCGATGGCGGACAAGTACAAAACGGCCATGCTGCGTTTTGTCGATCAGGCGATTCAGCGTCCGTCCGCGTCCACGCGTCCGGCGTGGGCCAACGAGCCGTTGGGTTCTGTGGCCTTCCAGCTCCAGAGCTTCAACTACGCGGCGCAGAAAAACATCATCAACCGCATGCTCAAGGCCGCGAAAGACAAGGATCTGACGGTAGCCGAACGGAGCAAGATGGGGGCCAGCTACCTTGCCCACATGGCGGCAATGACTGGGATCAGTTACGGGGTATGGGAAGCGCGGGACAAGGCGTTCAGTCGTCCAGACAGTCGCCAGCTGACGCCGTGGGCCAAAGGTGAGCGCGCTTTTTCAGGGGCGGGCGGTTACGGCAAGTTTGATGCCTTGATTCAGGCCTTGGGCGGCGGTGTGAAGTACGCTGCTTCACCCGTGGCAGCGCTGGCGGGCGCAAGCGCGGGCAACGCGGCCAGCTTGCTACAAACCCCGTTCGATCTGGCCGGGCCGAACAACTCACCCAACACCAACACCGCCGAACGCAAGGCGGCGCGGACGGTGTACCAGCATATCGCGGAGCCCCTGCTGCAAGCGGCGGCTACCCCGCTGCGCAACAGCCCGGTGGGTATGGGGCTCACGGCGGTGGGTATCCCCTTGGCCGGTGAGAAATTGGTGAACGCCATGCTGCCGCCGAAAGAGGGCAACAAGAAAGAGCTTCCCCCCATCGAAGGGACGGCGGAAACGATCTACAAGAAGATCGCGGGCAAGAAGAAATCAGGATGGTGATACGTAATTAACCAAATACTGCGGAGGTGGCTATGCCTGCTTGGGTCTCTAGTTTGCTGCTGTGCTTGACGTTCATCATGGTGCTGCTGCTGTTTGTCGGCATCCATCTTTAGCCCAACAAAAAGCCCGCTACGGCGGGCTTTTTAATGGGCGTAGCCTTTAGGCGCCTATGCGCTTCTTTGCATGGGCCAGGGCAATCTCCGCGATGTCGCTGCCCGAAGGCTCTTGGTTGAGGGTGCGCGAAAACAGCCCCTCTGCTTTCTGGCTGTTCCTCCAGCAGTGATAGAAGTAGCCGCGCAAGGTCATGTTGTGCTCTACCGCTTCTAACAAGAATTCTTTTTGTTCGTCCGCCGTCAGGTCAATAGACATGCGGGTTGTGGCACCTCTATTACGCTGGCCCAGCGCGCTGTTTATCATGCGTCCATCTTTGTCTTCTGGAATTTCTCTGATACTCATTTTGAAAGCCTCGGGGTCAGTGTGATTAAGTGTTAGCAAGCTCGGTAAAGATGGTTTCTGCACGTTCGCGCAAAGTCGGAAAAGACACCTCCAATACGGAACGCCCAGCATTACCGGCCTTGCCATACGCGGCATAGGTGCGCAAGTCTTCGCTTGCTACTCGATACCCGCGTGCAGCAATAGTTTCCCTAGCATCACGAACTTCTGAATCGCTGAGCGCTTGGCTGATAAGAAAGATAATTTTCCTTTTATCGATTCCGTTGGCGGTAAGTTCCGCTGCTATATCAAACGCCGGTTTCAGATTGATTGTGTAGGTACGGGTGGGGATCACAATGCAGTCCGCCGTCCGGCAGATGTTGAGTGTTTCAACACTGGCGTGCGGCGCTCCATCAAAAACGATGGCCTCATATCCCTCGCTGATGCGGGGAATATCTCTGGAGTTCTGACAACGCAGAAGGTCAAAGCTGAGCTTGGGCTTAACAGGTCCGTCTGTCTTCTTGCTCGCCTCTAGATCCCATAGTTTGCTTAGGAGCACGCTGGAAAACTGAGGCCTGTCCACGTCTATGAGAGCCGTTTTCGAGCCCTTCCTAGCAAGGAAGTAAGAGAGGGCATAAGCAACGGTGGATTTACCATCGCCGCCTTTCTGCCCAATGATGGCCCAAACCTTCTGTTTCCGAATTGTCATACTTTTAACCCCCACAGGTTAAGTAATTCTAGCCACAAAATGCCGCAAAAGTGCGACACCTTGTAGCAATATATGTGATGAATTGCCAGTGCACAAGTATTTACTTATCTACTTACTTTTTGGCATAGCGATGGCCTGAGAAGCCGTCCGCTGCAAGCGGCATGCCTCTAGCCCACGGCGGACGCTGTGCCATAAGGCGTCCGTAAAGCGCGTCATCGGCCCACAGTGGAGCCTCCGCGATGTTTTCGTCATGCACGCTCAACACGGGAGGGAATCCAGCGTCTTCGCAACGCAGCATGGCCGCTGCAATCAGATCGAATGCGTCTCCTTGGGTGATGTTCTCTGCCCATAGTCCGCCGCGTCCGTGTGAGGATGTCCATTTGCGGTTGAGGGGGTTGATCCCCATGAACCGTACTGATTCTTTCTGAGCGCCCCACGGTGTCGTTTGTTCCGTCCATGTGGCGTAGGGATAGTACAGGATGCGCCCTGATGGCAATTGACACATAAGGTAGGGGATACCCTTGATTTTGCCCAGCTGAAACGAGATGGCGCGGTAGGTAAACACCTTCTTAGGCTCACGCACCGCCGCGATAGCGCACTCGTCCAGCTTGTTCCACAGCTCTACAATCGCGGGATTCGTCTCCCTCCAGGCCAACTTGAGCATTTCCGCGACCATCCAAGTACGCTCTTTAATGCCTGTTTTAAACCCGAAAGTTGTCCATCCCCATTCCGCTTTAGAAACTGCCGAACGGCTCACAGACTGCGAAACAATCGCGTAATAGTCAGCGAGATTGATTCTGTATTTACGTGCTTGCTTATTGAGAGCCGGCGCTCCCCCGGCAAAACCAAGGCTCAATTCCATTGTTTTACCTAACTGACGCAGGTAGCTGTCCACGTCCTCGACAGATATGCCGAACGCCTTGGCCACCGCCAGTTTGTACAGGTCCGGTCCGCGTCCGGCGTCGTAGTCCCGATAGGCGTCCAATTTCCACTGCTCGCCGGCTATGCGTGAGATACAGCGCCCCTCGATCTGCGAGAAGTCGCGCACCAGCAGCTTGTGGCCCGGCTGGGCAATGATGAAACCCCGGATCGCGTCCGCCATCGCTGGCAGGACCGCGCCAAACAGCATTTCCAGCAGGGCGTATTTCTCTTGAGCGGTGTAGTACGTATTACGTAGTACGCGTACTACGTACTCGACGCTTGCCGCCTCCAGTTCCGGGCGGGGCAGGTTGTGCAGCTGCGCGCCCTGTCCGGTCCAGCGCCCCGGACCGGCGCCGTTGAACAACAGCAGGCCGTGCATGCGTCCGTCCGCCGTCCGCCGTACAAACTGGGCGATCTTGGCCAGTGACGCCTTGCCGAAGTCTTGGCGCAGCTGGAGCGCTTCACGGGCCTTGCCGTCGATGTCCTCATTGTCCAGCAGCGCTTGCAGGTGCTCTTTGTCCAGCGAGTCCGTCTCCACGCCCTCCGTGGCCAGCCATGCGCGCAGACCTTGGATCTGCGCGATACCTGTACAGGCGCCGCCTGTGATACGGCGGATCTGCTTGTTCGCGTGCTTGGCGGCGAGGGCCAGCAGGTCGCGGGCTTGCTCCACCAGCTGCGTATCAATCTGGATGCCCCGGATAAAATTCATCCGAAAATCCATCTCCCAATACTGGCGATGCTGGGGCGTCAGCGGACGCAGGTAGTGCTCGCAATAGCGCTCTACTTCCACGTCCTGAACGCAATACAGGCCGAGCCGGTGGCGACGGTCGGGGTCATCCCACCACGTCGCGCTGCCGTCCGGCGCGACGTGGCGCGGACGGGCCATCTGGAGCATGAGGCGGCGTCCGGCGGCGTCCTTCTGCATGCGGTGATGCTTTTGATCCAGCGCCCCGGCCAGCGCGTCGAGGTTGCGCGGCAGGCCCATCACCACGGCGCGCGCTTGTGTGCAGTCGAGTTGCTGGTAGGTCATCGGCGGCAGTACCTGGCCGAGCTGTCGCGGCAGCACGATGTTCCACATGTGGTATTCGAACTGCACCGAGAAGCCGGACACGGTGCCACCGTTGGCGATGTGCTCGATGATGCGCTTGGGGATCGGCTGGCCCGGCTCCCACAGGGCCACCTTGTCGTGGTTGAAGGCCCATGCGAAACACCAGACGTATGTGCTGGGTTCGTTGGCGTAGATCACCGTTCCGACCTTCGTCAGATCCAGCAGGGAACGGGATTCGAAATCGATGTGCAGGCGGTCGTCGGACATAAAAAAGGCGTAAGTATCCAAGTAGATACTTACGCCGCCTCCCTCAGTTGAGTAGGTCTTCTTCTTCGTCGGTTTCCACTTCGTCGAAATCGTCTTCTGCGCGCGAGCCGCCGCTCAGGTGGTCGCCGTCCCCGATCTTCTGCACGTTGTTGAGGCCGAAACTGATGCCCTTACCACCCTTGTCGTCGGTCCATGTGTAGGCTTGGATCGACATGCGCACGCGGCACCCGGCGAACAACTCCGACTCGTCCATGATTTCGTGGACGTGCTGATCGACCAGCTTGGGCTTGTTGACGGCGGTGACGCGAATGAACACGTCGCCTTCCTCAATGCCGTTCGGCACCTTGTCCAGATCGTCCACGGTGAGGAACGGGGTTTTCAGTTTCTTCGGTACTTGATCGCCCCATTTCTCGGCCTTCACGCCGTCAACAGCGGCCTTCATCGCTTTGAAGGCGGCGGTTTTCTGGTGCTTGGGTTTAATGCACAACGTGGCAGTAAACTTCGGGCGTCCGTCGCGCGTTTTCTGGTCTGCGCGTGGACGGAAAAGGTGCTCAAACATCAAGACACCTTCGGGGCTGATGATGACTTCGCTACGGGCTTCGCCGGACATGGCTGTTTCTCCGATTCACTGTTTCAGATAGGCGTAAATTCGGCAGCGGGACCGGAGGCTACGCCCGGTCGAGAGTCGGTATCACGCGCGAGGGTGGTGCCGCTGGAAACCTTCTTGGTCAGCTTGGCCAAGCCGGGGCGGCGGTCTTTCTCAAGCAGCTTTTCTGCTTGTGCAGGCGAGAGCAGCGAGCGCTCCCAAATAGCGGACGGATCGGCGCCGAGCTTCACCAGCTCATCGGCAATCTCGTTTTGATCGCCGTCCCAACTACGGGTGGCGCGCTTGTCCACCAGCTTCCAGTGTTCAAACGGGTCGCCACGTTCCAGGGTGCGATGCACGTAGTCTTGGCAAGCCTTCACCCACGCCACCAGCGCCGGGGCGGCGTCGAGAATCGCGGTGATGTCGTCATGGCTGAGCAGTTCGGGCGCGTCGAAGACGGGTTGCAGCAGGCCGTCGCTGAACTCCAGCTGTGCTTGCGTCATCAACCACGCCTGATGCGCCTTGCAGCGCGGCAGCGCCTTGCAGAACTTGGTCCGGCAATGGTGCCCTGCCACCAGTGGCGCGTCCGGGCGTCCGGCTTCGCGGACAATGACCGCCAAGTCGCCCATCCAGTCCAGCAAGTCCAAGGCGCTCACGTCCGCCATGCGCACCGGACCGTGCGGGTGCAGGGCGCGCGGCTGGTAGATGCCCACGCTGGCGGATTTGACCTTGTAGCCGCGCTTCTTTAGCTCCAGCGTGGCGCCCGTTGCGTAGTACAGGGTCTGGCGGTTCGGCTGGCCGGACTCCGTGCGCACCTCCACCGCCACGCCCGAGCCGTATTTCAGATCCAGCGTCAGCAGGTGGCAGGTCCGGGGGCGGTAGCGGGTGAAGTCCGCCGAACCAAACAGCGATTCCGGCGCGTCGTCCACCAGCTCATCAAGGTTGAAACTGGCCTCGATCAGCACCACGTCGCCCGGCTCGCACTGGGCGCGGCAGTAGGCGACGTACTCCCCAATGTAGAGCACCATTTCCTTGTTGATCGGCATGTCTTCGTAGCCGGGCAGCGTCTTGCCTTCGAAGCGCTTGGGGTTCAACCCTGTGTCGAGGCAATGCGCAGCCAGCTCATGCGCGAGCGAGCCCTCACGGGCGAAGTGCCCCGCCGTGTTCGGCATGCCCTTGCTGAGCCGGTACGAGCCCGGACAGATTTCAACAAGGGCAATGACCGAACCACCCAGCGCGCTGTGCTCGCTGTCTTTGGCCTCTGTGACCGGGGCGTTCATAGCGAGGCTTCAAGCACCGTCAGGCGCTTGGCGAAGGCGCGCAGATCGGTGCCGCTGACTTCGCTGAACTTGGTCGCATTGAATTCGCCCAGGAGCGCTTTACCTTCCAGCACGCCGGCTTCATCGGCATAGCTGGCGAAGCGTTCCAGCACCTCTTGGCGCAGCGCCTTGTCGTCGCCAGCGGCCTTGCCATTCAGCTTGCCGTTGGCCTTGGCTTCCTTCGGCGGCGGTGCGTCTTCTTCGCCGTCGTCGCTGTCCTCGGGCGGGGTGTCCGGGTCTTCTTCGGGCTCAGGCGCAGCGGCGGCGGCTTTGCGGGTGCGCTTTGGTTTTGGTTCGGTCTGGCCGGGTTCGCCTGCGCCGGAACCATCGGCGTAGCGCGTCGGTTTTTCACCGAGCGTCGATGAGGTGCCAATAGGCGTACCGGCAGCGCCGTAACCAACTGCGTCAGAAGTGCGACCGTTCGTCTCAAGTTCACCGGCAAAGAGGGTTAAGGCGCTCGCAAGGCTGCGAATTTGTTGCGGGGAGTCGTAATTTTCTACGGAAATAGACAGATGCATGACGGGCCTCTGTTTCGCTGTTTGGGTTAAAGTGGTGTCCTGTAGATAAGTGTTTACTTAACTACTTAACACTGAAACCTCAGAGTAGCAGCGAATTCAGGGCGTCAAGTTTGCGCAGCTGCACCATGTTCACAATCTCGTCCACGGACCCGGCGAGTGAGACAAAGCGGGCCAGACAGGCGTTTTGTTGGCCTATGCGGGACACACGATTGATGGCTTGCAGGTTCTTGGCAGGCGACCAACTGGCTTCGGCCATGAGTACGTCACTGGACGCGGTGAGCGTGTAGCCCACACCTGCGGCGTCGAGTTGCCCCAAGAACACTCGGCAGCGTTTGAAGTTCTGGAAATGATCGACTTGGCGTTGACGCTCTTTCGGCGGAACGCCACCGTGAACCATGCACGGCGACAGTCCGTAGCTGTACAACAGGGCGTGCAATCCTTCCAGCAGCTGGCGATGGTGAGCAAACACGACCAACTTGTTTTCGCCCCCCACCAGTTCCTCGCGGATCAACCGGGCGACCGGATCGATCTTGTGTATGGCAATGAGGCGACGGAGTGTCGCAAGGTGGGTATTGCTGAGCGCGTCCCTGAGCCTTGCCATGGCGTCCGGCGCGTCCGTCCGCAAGTTGGCCATGGCGTCCGCCAGTCCGGCGTAGTCGGGGTGCTCCAGCAGCGCTTGCAGCTCGCTCAGGTCGTCCGCTTCCAGCGTCACGGTGCCCATGCGCAGCGGCGGCAGATCCTTCATCACCTCGCTTTTGCGCTGGCGCAAGATCAGCCCGGCAAAGCGCTTGCGAAACTCCCCGGCGTTACGCGAGCCGAGCACGGTGATGCCGTACTGGCCGACCTTGAAATTCGCGTACCGCGCCAGAAAGCGGTAGTAGCTGGTCACGTCGGGGTATTGCTTCGAGCCTTTGAGCAGGCCCGGCACCAGTGCCTGGAACCAGCCGTGCAACTCGCCAATGTGATTGGGCGCGGGTGTTCCCGATAGGCAAATGACTTGCGCGCTGTGCTCGACCAGACCGTCACGCCCGAGGATCGCGCCGCCGCGCTTGGTCTCGATGTTGTTGGCCATCTGGCTTTCATCGCAGACCAGCAAGGACCAGCCGCGCGTGCGCAACTGATTGAGGATGGTGGGGTAAACCAGCAGATCGTAGTTCACCACGATAAAGGGCGCCGGACCGATCCGCTGCGTGCTGGACAGGACCAGTTCCACGTCCGGGTGGCCGGGCCAGAATAGATCGAATTCGCGCGTCCAGTGGATGCGCAGCCCAGCGGGGACGATGACAAGGAGGCTCGCCGGGTTGTGGGAGCGAGCATAGGCAATGGCAGCGGCAGTCTTGCCCAGCCCCATGTCCAGCACTAGAAAGGCGTGATTTCTTGGGGTGCGCTCGCTGTCCAGCCACTCCAGCGCGGCGAGCTGGTTGGGCAGCAGGTCCGGCACTAGTGGCGGCTCATCCCTTGGAGCTTGCGCATTTCCGCCTCATATTCGGCCATCAAGCCTTTGAGGTGCGCGGACATACGCCGGGCCAATACCGCCGCCTCACCGTCCAAGCCCCACAGCAGCAACAAGTCCAGTGACGAGCCGGTCAGCAGCGCCGTGTTGCCGGTGACGCGCCAGAAACCGTCCTCAATCGCCGCGATCACCCACATGCGGATTGCGCTCTGGAAGGCGTATTGCTCTTTGTGGTCCTCGGTCACGGCCTTGTCTTGTTCGTCCGCCAGCAACAGAGCCAGCGTGTGCATCTCGTCCAAACTCATATCGATCATGATTAATCCAGCAAAGAGTGTAAGGCTTTAGTATTGGCTTCGTTCTTCGGTGCGGCATCGCGCAGCAAGTAAGCGTGCAGGTTGAAAGCAATACCGTCCGCGTCCGCCAACTTGGAAATATGGGCCAGCCATGCTGGCGGAATGGAACCACGCTCGCGCCACTTGTCCAGCGCACGGATAGTTATCGGGTGGCGACGGGTATTTAGCCGGGCGAAAATCGCGGAACGTCCGCCAAAAAGGTTGAAAATTGCCTGAACATCGAAGCGCATGAGCCAAACCTCAAAAATCGCTTGCCGCCTGTCAGCTGATCGGCAAGGATGTGATCCAATTGCGATAGAGTGTAGCAGTTGCTTAGATACGTAAATACTGAGGTTGTGCTATTGTGATGTACGACAACCTGTAGCACACTGAAATTCGTACTTGTGAGGCACTACCACCACAATTTTTACGGACTCCCAACCATGCGTGTACAGACAGCCGCTCGATCACAGCAAATAGCCGAACAACAAATGCTGCGCGACATGCAGCGCGCCCTCGGCCTCTCCATCCCAGACAAGGAGACGGAGCGAAGGGAAAATGCACGAAAGGCCAGCTTAAAAGGTGTCTCCCGAGGCTTGCACGTAGTGCTCTCAGTGCAAGTCGGATGGGGCGGTTTAACCCGCTACTACTGTTTTCAATCCAAAACTTTCATCCGCGACATTGCCGTCATGGACGCCAAGCGCGAAGCCCGTGAAGCCGGCTATAAAACTCTTTGTGTACTGGACATTTGCGACTATCCGCATGAAGTCCCGGTGCATTACATCGAGCAAAAAGTGAATAACCCCAAGTAACAACAGAGCGACAAGACCATGAAACAACCCACCAGAAAGCGCAGCATGGACGGCACGCCCTGGCTCCAACTGAATAAGCTGGGCTATTGGACGATCAACCACCCCGGCGCCGGCCCCAATGGGCGCGCGCTGATTCGGTCACTGAAAACCTCAGACGAAAAAGTTGCACAAAAAGCATTATCTGCTTACATCGATAAGTTGTCCGCCGACAAAGACGGACCGGCCTTAGAGACCGTCGCTGATATTCTCGACTGTTACGAGAAATACCACGTAGACACTAAGGTCACGGACAGCCAGCGGCGCAAAGTGTCCATTGCGTGGTTAAAAGCCAGTCTTGGAAAGTTACCCGCTGCCAACTTGCCGCCGCTCACCTTCCTGACTTACGAAACCAATCGCGCCAATGGCAGCGCGCCGGTTTATCCCGGTTATCCCGCGCACAGATTGCAGGTCTCCAAGTGCGCAGCGCCCGGCACAATTCGGCAGGAACTGAGTTTGCTTCGGACGGCGTACCTGTTTGCCACGGAGAACGCTGGCTACAACCCGGCAGGCGTGCCGCGTATCAAAGTCCCTGCACAACCCGCCTCCAAAGACGTGTGGCTGGATGAGGAAGAGGCGGCTTGGTTGCTGCGCTTCGTGCAGGTCGAAGAACCGGAAACCGGGCGCATGTCCCGGCTCTGGCGGTTCGTCTGGCTGCTGCTGGGCACGTCCGCGCGCAAGTCCGCCGTGCTGGGCCTCACCTGGCAACAAGTCGATTTCAAAATTGGCCGCATCAACTTCCAAGCGGCGCAGACCGTTGAAACCCGCAAGGAACCCACCGCAAAGCGCAAGGTGTCCGTCGCTATCGCGGACTGGCTGCTGCCGATGCTCGAAAGAGCGCGCGATGAAGACGTGGGCCAGCCGTGGGTGCTCGATGTTGATACCGAGCTACAGAGCCAATTTCGCACGCTGCAACAGGACGCGTTCGAAGCGACCGGCAACCCCAAGTTCCTGAGCATGACCCCGCACACCCTACGGCACACCGCTGCAACGCTGATGGCGCGCAGCGGCGTGGACCTGTGGCGCGTGGCGGGGGTGCTGGGCAATTCGGCGGCGGTCGTTGAAAAGACCTATGCGCACCACTGCCCGGACCACTTGCGGACAGCGGTCAATGCGTGGAAACCCACGCTGAAAAACCCCGAGGTGGAACCTCTTTTGGATTGAAGGAATATCGACATGGCCGCAATCAGTCCGCAGGACAGAAACATCCAGTTTTGTAGGGATGCAATCAAGAGAGGGGCGCGCTTCGTCCGTGTGGACAGCCTGCCGTTCCAGCGTAAGGAAATGCTCAAGTCACTGGAGTACGTCGTGGGGAAAATCGTCAATACGCCGAAGGGGCGGATCTTGACGTTTAGGTTGCGCTTCATTCACGAAGTAAACCCCAACTATGACCCCGAGCTGGACACATCGCATCAAGGAATCTGACCGATGAAAACCAATAACGTATTTGACCCGCTGAACATGTCCGACATCCGCGATTTTGTCGTGGTGCCGGAGTACCTGCACACCCGCTACACGGAGCTGGTGGATGCCGTCTATGACTGGCACGGCACCATGCTGCGCGAAGCTTTTAATGCGAGCTTTCGCCACTACACCGGCCAGGAGCGCGCGCCGGAATGCCTGTACGTCTACAGCACTGAGCTAAACCTTGGCTTCTTTATGCCGAGCAAGCCAGACACCTCGTCCGTGTCCGTCCTGTCCAACGGCTACGAGAACCCGGCCATGGATTCCGCGAGCTTCGGCATGGCGGTAACGCTGATGATCGTTAACCATTTTGGCTGGCATCTGGCCGAGGACGCCGAGCCGGACAGCGTGCGCTATCACGCCGCGCAACAGATGTCTGACCTGTATCTCTCCCTGCGCAACTGGGCGTTCGACCTGAGCGAGCAAGGACTGCTAGACGGCGCAGCCATCGCCGGATTCATTGACTAAAACCAAGGAAGTAGAGCATGACGACCACTGTCCAACGCGTCCGCCAACTGCAAGAAGAAATCCGCGCCCGCGAAGCGATGTTACTGGAACTGTCCCAGCAGCCTGAGTACGTCGCTGAGCAGGCGTTTATCCAAGACGTGATGGATGTGCTGGAAATGCACAGCCGCACGCTCAAGGAGGCCGTACTCGCCATTGACCCGTCGCTACTGGGGAGCCAACCCAAAGCGCCAAAAGCCCCGCGCAAGGCCTATACACCGCGCAAGCCGAAGGACGTGGCGCACTTTAGCCTGACGGACGAAAAGCCCGCTGGTGGACCGCCTGCGCCCAAGCCTTCGCCGTTCGCCGCGTTCGGCGCGGTGCCTGTCGCGGACCATCCGCTGGAGCCGGAAGCGACGGCAGCGGCAACCAAGCCCGCCAAGCCCGCCAAGAAGAAGAAGCGCGAAAGCGGCACGCACAATGCCAAACGCAACGCCCTGCGCCGTGTCGAAATGATCCACGCCGGGCGCTGGTATCTCTGGACAAATCCGCACACGGGCCAAACCCATGAAGCCGCGCGGATTGGCGACGACACCCTGCGCGGCTGGGCCGCTGAGTTTGGCAAGGGCACGGTCGAGGGCTGGAAGCGTGTTGTCACTCCCGAAGAGGCTGGTCTGTGAACCTTGCCAAGCATGTGAGCTGGGAGACCCTGCTTACGCTGGGCGGCGCCCTGCTGGCTGGCGTGTCCGTTGGCGCGCATTACTCGGACTGGGTGATTGGCTGCTGGGCCTTTACCGGCGCGCAATACCTGATTCACAACTTCATTTCCTTGCAGCGGGTTGACCGCAACCTACAGATTTTGTGTCTGCGGACCGAGCTGAAAAAGTCGGTGGATGAGGCGATAAAGGATCTGGAGGCGCTACGCAAAGAGGCCGCGCGGCGTGATGACTGACGACGCGGATTTTGCCACCGTCAGCCATGGCTGGTGGGTGTTCTATGGCACGGTGCGCGCCACCGGGGCGTCCGCCTTCCTCTTCAACGTGAAGACGGACAGCAAGTATAAGGCGATCCAGAAGGGCCAGAGTTTCTACGCCGGCCTGCCGATGGACAGCCCGATTCGTCGTCTATATTCGACGGACCCCTGCACGGCGCGACCGCTGAGCCGTGAGCAGGCCGACATACTGGATAGCAAGGAAATGGGACGATGACTGAGCTGGCCGAAACCTTCGACTACCGCATGCAAATGGCGCTGCTGGAGCTTGAGCAGTACGTTGACTACCTGCGCTATCAGCTCAAGGACGGCGGACCGGAACACAAAGCCAAACTGGAAGCGGCACGGCCTTTCCTGCGGGAAGTGCATGGTCGCGTCGATTCACTACTGAGCGAGTATCTGACCGATGAGCAACCCTGAGAAACGCCCCGACATCGAGGCCGCACTGAAAGACCCGGACAACCATTTCATGGACTGGCGGCAGCTGGACGACGGCACGTATATCGCCCTTGGCCGGCTCGCCTTTACCGTGGGCTTGTTCATTGGCGTCGGACCGCTCACGCCGTACAAGCGCCGCTATTGCTTCAAGGATCTGGCCACCGCGAGCCATGAATACCTGGCCATGAAAACCGGGCAGGACGTGCCATCCGGCTGGATCGCCCGCCGTCCTGAGCTGCCCGAGGATCTGGAAGCCAAGAGCAAGCCCAACTACGACCCGAGCCAGTTCTGGCCCAAGGAAAAAGAACAATGAGCACCGCAAAAGACGACCCGATTGCCCGCGAGAAACTGCTGCGCGCCCGTGCCGAGATACAGGCCACGCTAGCCCGGTACGACATCGCCGGGTTTGTGGTGCTGCACTGCGCGCCGAATGGCAGTGAGGTACTTGTTCACCTTGAGCCCAGCTATTCCGTGGTCAAGATCCAAAAGGACCGAGCGGTTATCAGCTCCAAGATTGAAGACTACAACGGCGATACGGAGGCGAGACGGCGCGATCTAGAGGCGTCTGCCAACATGGCCAGCTCACTGTTTGAATTGACCGCGCACACCGCGCTGCTGCTGGGTGATCTGGCTAAGGCACTGGACGAAGCGACCGGCGCCACGCACACCAAAATGCGCCACATCAAACCCAACTGAGAGAAAGAACATGACTGACATTAACGCACCTTTCACCTTCACCGCGTCCGCCATGGGCGAGGCGGACGACAAGCTGTTTGAAAAGATTTTCACCGAGCTGTGCCAAAAAGACCTGCGCACGGCGACCAGCATGGAGCTGTCGTTTGCGCTGGGCGTGGCGGCGGGCACAATCCTGCGTCTGCGCAAGGAACTGGCGGACGTGAAACAAGAGCTAGCGGATGAGCTGGCGCTAGAGGCTGAGCTGTCCGCGATGGAAGCCATAGCGGGTGTTGAGCCCGGAACGGTGCTAGAGGTCATCGAAGAAGGTCAAGAGAATCACTTTATTGTTGTGCTGCCCGGCGGAAAATCCGAGCGCATAGAGGGAGAGGTGCTAGATGGCAAGTTCATCCCACGTTGACCTGATGGCGTCCCTGTGGGAGTCCTACCAAATGGATTCCTATAACCGGATCTTGCCCGCCGGACAGCAGCACACCGAATGCAAGCGCGCGTTTTACGGCGGCGCGGCCAAAGGGCTGATGGCGCTGGTGCATCTATCCTCGGACGATGAAGAACCGACGCAAGCGGACATGGATCTGGTGACGCAGCTGATGGAGGAAACCCACGTCTTTTTCCAGACTGAAACCGCGATCTTCAACGCGCAGCAGCACTGATGAATGAGTAAGTAAATACTTATACCTAAACGGTCTAGGGCGTCCGCCGTCCTAGACCGATACTCAGGGCTCCACACCTCCCAGCTGGAGCCCCAACCATGTCGCAATACCTCACTCGCGCCGAGCTGGCGCAGACCCTTGGCCTGTCCATGGAAACCATCCGCCGCCTGACAGCGGCGCACAAAATCCCTTTCTACTGCATTGGCCGCTCGTACCGCTACGAACTGGAGCCGGTGCTGGAAGCCTTCAAACAAGCCCCTGCAAGCGCCACCTCCGAAAAATCTGCCTTGCTGGGGTGAGCCATGAAGCTTTATCACATCGCGCTCTGCGAGAGCCGCGAATCCTATGCGATCACGCATAAAAAGATCAGCTGGCCGACCATGGCCAAGCGCCTCCAGCAATTCAAACGGACCGGCGAAACCTATGCGGAATACCTGGCACTGAGCAAAGACGCGCAGGTGGCCATCAAGGACAGCGGCGGTTTTCTCGCTGGTAACTTCAAGGGCTTTCTGCGGCGCAAGGCTAACCAGATAGGCCGCTGCATGCTGACGCTGGATCTGGACGAGATACCCGTCAACGCCGATCAGGCGCGCAAGGAAATCAGCGCCCGGCTCAAGGAATACACCTACGTCTGCCACTCCACGCACAAGCACTGCTTTGCCAAGCCCCGCCTACGTATCGTCATCCCGCTGTCACGCGATGCCAACGCCATCGAGCACGAAGCACTGGCGCGCTTGTTCGCCTACATTCTCGATTCGATGATGGAGTGGGTGGACCGGTGTTCGTTCGACTTCACCCGCGTGATGTTCTGGCCGTCCGCGTCGGCGGACGGTGACGTACTGTCGTGGGAAAACGACGGCTACGCGATTGCTGTGAATGCTACGCTGACCCATTACAACGACTACACCGATGCCAGTGAATGGCCCCGGCGGGAAGACGAAGAAATCCACGTCGCCGGGAACGAGCGCGAAGATCCGCGGACCAAGCGCGGCATCCTTGGCGCCTTCTGCCGCGTGTATGACATCCCGCGCGCACTGGACGAATTGATCCCCGGTATCTACGTCGAGGAAGACGGCGGACGCTACCACTACAACGAAGGCACCACAGCCGGCGGCGCGCGCATTTACAGCACGGAGGACGGTTATCAAGCCTTCCTGCACAGCGAGCACGACAGCGACCCGGCACGCGGCCAGCACAACGCATGGGATCTGGTGCGGCTGCACTTGGGCTACGACGGTGAGGAAATGGAAACCTACGCGGCGCAGCTGGTGGACGTGGCCGCTGAACTCAAGGCGCAAGTGGAGGGCGAGTTTGATCCGGTCGAGGACGAGCCGGAAAACCCCGGACTAGGGCGGTATGACTGGCTAAAACCGTGGCTGTACGTGAAAAGCGCAGGGCAGTTCTACTGCCAACCTGATGGATTTTACGTAGGAGCGGGCAATTTCGACGCAATCCACGCGGTTGACGCGGTGAAGGTGACAGGCAAGAACAAACGCGGCGTGGCCAACCTGACCGCCAGCGAGATAGCGCTGCAACAACGCCCGGTCCAGCAAGTCAGTGCCGTGGTCTACCGCCCCGGCGCCGGTCCGGTGTTTGAGGACAGCGGACGGACCTATGCCAACGGCTACCGCGATGACGGCGCGCCCCCGATGGAATCGGGAGAGCACAGCACAGCAGTTAACTTGTTCGGTGTGTACCTGGATAACATCCTGCCCAACCCTGACGATCAGGCGAAGCTGCTGGACTGGCTGGCGCACGTTGTCCGCTACCCGAGCCGCCGCCTGATGTACGCGCTGCTACTGCGCGGCGCTGAGGGTGACGGCAAGACGTTGATCGCGGAATTGCTGCGCCTGCTGGTCGGTCCGTCGAACTGGGGACTGGTGACAAACGACGAAATCAACGAGAAATATTCGGCATGGATGGAGAACCGCCGCGTGGTCTGCGCCGAGGAAATCAAGCAGCACGGGGTTGACGCGCTCGATGTCATCAACCGGCTGAAACCCAAGATCACCAATGCGCATATCGCCGTCCGGGCCATGCGGCAGGACAGCCGCGTCATCGACAACTACGCGAACCTGTACCTAACCACGAACTTCTCCGACGCCATCCCGCTGACCATCAACGACACGCGCTTTCTGGTGCTGAGCACGCGCTTCAATTCCAAGGAAGAAGTCGAGGCATGGTGCGCCGCGTTTCAGGACGAGCACGGCTTTGCGTTCTATCCGACTGTATGGCGCACGCTCTGTACGGTGCAGGGCGCGGGCGAGCTGCGCCAGTGGCTCGATGCCCGTCCGTGGTCCCGCTTCTATAACCCGGACAGCCGCGCGCCCGATACGATCGCCAAGACGATCATGGTCGAGTCCGCCCGGTCCGAGGCGGACCAAGCCCTGCTGGAACTGTTAGAGGACGAGCGAGAACACACCATAAACAATGACTTTGTTATATGGAGTCACTTTGTTATGCGCGCACTTAGCAGGGGATATGCACTTGGCGACAGCTTAAAAGGCCGCGCAGTGTCCAGTTTCATGTCAAGACACGGCTATATTCGCTCATTTCAGCTGCGTGACGGCGGTAATCGGCTGCAAATATGGGTGAAAAACCGGGCAATGCTTGACAAAAATGACTCAAGTTTACTGGCAACAGGGCTGCGCACTGTGAAAGTTGCCATGCGCAAACATGCAAAGTCGGAATTTGAATAGCGGACTAATGCGACGAGTTGTCGTGTACTGGCTACAAGTCGTCGCACTTTGTCAGTGATCCACCAGGGAATGTCAGTGATAGTCAAGGTTAATGTCAGAGAAGTTTGTCGCACTATTTTTGTAGCTAAGTCTTTGATAGTAAATACTTAACTACTTAATACTCTATATATTTGTCAGAGTTGTCAGAGATATATAGGTTATTCGCACATAGAGAAATATACACACATACAAAGTGTCGCACACATCGCATGTCGCACTTGCACACACACTACGTATGTAGCCGCTGGATACAGCACAACTCTGACAGGCTTTTCTCTGTACATTTTCGCTGTAAGTCGCTGATTTACCGATTCTTTTTTCCGGTCAAAGATCGTTGACAGTCAAAATAAAGGCTGACAAACATGCTCGATTTATTGGGTAGTAGCCGCTCTAGTCCGGGCCTTGTAGGCATAGCGGACGGCTCATGGTGGCAGTGTGAGGTGGTTGGCGAGGCCGTTCCGAAGGGGCGACCACGGGGCCGCATTCGCGGCAAGACGGTGCAGATGTACACGCCGGAACGCACCGAGATTGGCGAGGCGTTCGCCCGCTTGTGTTGGGTCACGCAGGTGGGCGTCACCCTCTTGGCCGGACCGCTACAGGTGCGGATCATCACGCGCAAACGGATACCGCGCAGCTGGCCGGACTACCTGAAAAACGCAGCTGCCAGGGGGCGCAAGCGGCCAGCGGGAAAGCCCGATGCGGACAATTTGGCTAAGACGATTTTGGACGCCTTGAACGGCGTGGCGTGGATCGATGACGGGCAGGTCGTCGACTTGACGATTAGCAAGCGCTACGCCAAGCCCGGCGAATCGGAGGGGGTAACGGTGTGGGTGCGGTGCTGGCGGGCCAAATACGGCGAAGCCCCGTTTTAGCGGGGCTTGATGGCGAAACAGAAGGCAATCCATGCGACGACTACCCAAGGGCCGAGTAGCCAGAAGTGATACGCGGTAAACCTTCTACAAGCGCGCACAAGGCGCGCAATCAGCGAGGCGCTACCCTTGCCGCGCCTCATAGCTCCACGCGCCTCCTGATTGAAGCTAGGGCCGTCGCTGGTGTGCTCAGGTCGTACAGGTCGGGGCAAAGGCGCGGGATATACAGAGCATCCGGCTCCTTTGCTTCTTCGGGATAGTCCAGCGGGGCGCCGAAGGTGCTGCCAAGATCCGCAAATTCGTAGAATTGTTCCATCACGGCAAAGCAGCTTCTCCTGAGCATGGCAGGGTGCGCGATGGCATAGGCCAGCCGGTCCAAGTCCATTTGATCCCCGGCGCGCTTCAACTCCACCTGTACGCTGGTCGGCGGCAGTCCGGCGGATACGCGTTTTGTCGATCCTTTGCGCGCGGGTTTGGTCGGCAGGGCTGTCATCTGCCAGACCAGCTCAATTTGGCGTCCGTCGCGCTCTAGTGAGTCGATCAAAGTTAACAATGCGATCCCGAAATTCTCAATTTCCCATGGCTCTACACTGGCGCTGTTAGAGCCAGGTACAAACAGTCGCAGTATGGGTGCCGCTGGTGCGTCCATGCTGGGGTTGTGCATATGCTCAACCTCACCGGCAATGTAGGCGCCGACATCGGGAAAAGCGCCGCACACATCCATGGCCCACTGTGGCGCCATGTCGTCCTGTGCAGCGGCCAGTGCAGTGACTCCGGCGACAATGCGGGCGGTGCCTTCTGGCCAGCCCTTGCGCATCAGGTCGATATTTTCGGCTAGGTCGGTGGTCCCGGTCCAACCCTCTCCGTCGTAGTTCAAGCTGCTGCTTTTCCATCCGGTTGTGTTCTCGCGGCGCTCCACTACGTGGCAAAAGGTGGCCCAGTCGTAAGCCTTGAATGCTGTCCATTTCATGCCTGCGCCTCCAGTTTGGCCCAGCTGGCGCTGTCGGTGCCGCGCTTCACAAGATCCTCAGTCACTTCCAGCACAGTGAAACCATCGCGCAAGCCTTTTGCGCCTTCCAGTGAGGCGCGCGGTGTGATGAGCATTTGCAGGCCCAGCTGACGCGCTGCGCGGCGATAGCGCTGAACCTTGCGCGCCCAGTCGCGTCCGTTGATAGGGTCGATCTGCGCGGCCAGCTCGCTCTCTAGTTCCTCGTCGTAGTCGATAGATACCTGAGCGAATCGGTCAATGGTCGAGCCGTCGATTTTGACGCGTCCGGCATATTGCCCGGTTGCTCCGTGGCCGTAAGTGTTTGCAGCGGCGACGGCAATGAAGTCGGCGTGCTTCTTCACCATGCCATCAGGAAAAGGAAATTGGCCGTTAGCCAGGGCTTGGTTAAACGCGATCAAGGCATTCGCATTGCTGCCGTCTACCTCATCCCACAAGAAAAGCCCGCCATGCTCGAAAGCCTCACGAAAGGAGGTGCGCACTGTGCGCCCTTCGGCATCAATAAACCCCGTAAGTTTGTATTCGTTTTGAATGGCGCCCGTCGCGTGGAAGGGCAGGCCCAGTGCCTTTGCGCAATTCTCGGCCATGGTGGTTTTACCGCTGCCAGCCGGACCGGCCAGCCACACGTTAACGCCAGCCATTAGCCACTTGAGCACGCGCGGAGTGCTCTTGTGTTGCAGTCCGGTGATGCGCTCGCGGACGCCTTCGGAATCGCGAATCTCGAAGGTAATAACCTTGGGCTGTGCGCTGTATTGCTGGATCAGTTCAATAATCCGTTCTTCGTCCAGATCGGCGGACGGTTGCGGCATTGCGGCCATTGCGCCCGATACGGCGGACGCGATGGCCTGAGCCAATGCGGCGCTATCCATGGCCGGCGCAGCGGACGCGGCACGGGGCGCGCGTGGCGTGGCCGGTGCCTGCTCGCACAACTCAGCGAAAAAGATTTGGTCGTTGTAGGCCTTTGCTAGCTCGGCAGTGGTTAGCTTTTCCACTACGCCGGACGCCACGCCGGACAGGCGCAGCCATTTGCGGACCTTGTTGCGGTTGCTGGTATTCACGACCAGCGGACCGGCGCCAAACTCATTCATCAAGGCCAGAATTTCGTTCTCGTTGCTCATTTGCTCAGCTCCCACAAGTTGAGTATCTACGTAAATACGTAGGCGGACAGAATACGACAACCTGTCGCACTCTGTATACGTCCGCCTGTCCGCCGGACCACAAAAAAAAGCCCGCTCAGGTGGCGGGCTTTCGCTTACAGGTGGTAGCGGTGTGTTATTGGGGTTGGCTCGCGTTGGTAGTTGAGCCGCATCAGCTGATAGCTGTCCGCGTGCGCCAGCTGCGCTACGGCATGCACGGTGCGCATAACCTTGTGCAGTGCCTGGGAGTTGTCCAGCGGGATTGCCAGCTGCGCCACGTCGGACGTGTAGAAAAATGCCATAACCACGCTCACGGCTTTACGCTCCGATTGGCGTGGCGTTGCAGCATGTAGAAAAAGCAGCGCGCGCGGGAGCCGTTGGCGTGCTTGGGCTCTCGATATTTCCACTCATTGGCCACGTCTAGCAGCACCTGGACTTGCTCACTGCTCAAGGCGTGAAAGTCGGCGTTTTTAACGTCGATGGCCGGGAATTTGCTAGTGAGGAAAAATCCGCGCGTGCCTCTGGCTAGCATGGCGCTCACATCGTCGAGAGCTTCGGCGCGGCAGCGGCGCAGTAGCGCGTTAATGCCGTGTGGGTCTGGTGTGCGTGTGGTCATGGTGTGGACTCCGTAGTGTGCGGGTGTTTCAAGCCTATCCGCTCCTACAAGAGCGAGCGGACAGGGTTCAAACATCAGCAGGCGGACATAGGCTCACCAGTTCGCCAAGAAGAAAAACAGCTGACCATCGAAACGATAGGCCGTGTATTCAAAGCAGAGCTTGCGGTTCCAGTAGCCTTGCCAGTCGATAAAGTGGCGAATGTCGTCCGCGTCCATGTCGGACGGGATCAGGCCGCGATTCTCGGCATATCCCTGTGCGAATTCCTCGGTGCTGTCGGCTAGGTCGTAGCCTATGCGCGTGAATATTTCGAGCGCTTGCTCTGGCCCGGTGAAATAGCCACTCCCGAACGCTTCCAAGAACGCGGCGAACGCGTCCGCACTGCTGGCGGACTCAAAAGCCTCATGCCATGCCCACGCCTCACAATGGCCCGTGTATTGGCCAATCAAGGCAGCGGGAAAGCCTTCGGCGTCTGCAATCAAGAATTCCTCTGCGCCTTTGGCGCAGGAGGCGACTATTGCGGCTTCCAGTTCTTCGGCGCTGTCGTAGTCGTCCAGGGTGTGCCAGCGACCATCAAAGGCGCCTGAGTTATAGGCATCGTAAGACGAGATAAACAAACGGCGTGGGGTGTCCATGGTGTGGTGCTCCGGTAGTGTGCGGGGGGTTCAAGCTTGCCCACTGCGCGAGTGGGCAAGGTTCAAGCCTCAGCAGGCGGACGGGTCAACCAAGAGCGCCCAGTGGGCTAGCTTGTTGCCTTGTACGGTCCAGCGCTGCGCCCAGTGGTGCGGCATGCCGCCGTCCGCCGTGTAAACGAGTAGGTCAGTGTCAAAGGTGATGACGGCGCCTTGTAGCTTTGGATCGTCGCCCGCTTCCATTGGCCACTCTTTGCGGTTCTTCAATTGGAAGGCGCAGCCGTAGAACTGGATGACATCGCCGTCTTTCAATTGGTGGGTGGTGACGTTTTCATAATTCAGCATGGTGTGGACTCCGTAGTGTGCGGGCTTAATCAGTAATTACTTAACTACTGAGCCACTACATTACGACAACCTGTCGCACTCTGTAAATGCCTTTCGTCCGCTTAGTTGCGGACGGCGGACGGCGTTAGTTGCTGCGCCTGTCTATGCTGCGGTTATTCCAGGGCAACTAAGTGCAGGTGACACAATGTCGCAAACAATAGAGCAGCGGGCATCTTTGCGCCGCTCCCGGTACGCAAAGTGCCTTGCTGCTACGGGATTGGAAAAATACAGCGCTCAACAGGCAGGGTATGAAACCGATACGGAAATGTACCGTTTGAGACTTGATCCTCGAATCGCTGAAATGGTGGCCGTTGAGAGAGCGCGCTTGTTCAATGTAGAGCTGGCTGGCATGGCCTACGCGACTATGCAGGCCATTCTAGAGCCCGGCGCGAAGGTGCCGCCTGCGGTCAAGTATCAGGCCGCACGCTACGTGCTGGAATC